CGATAATAAATGACAATCAAATAGAAAGGGATGAATAAAACTGTAAAACAGGGGTGTTAAAACAGGGTAACGGACAACCGGAACGGATTGCCCGTACTATATCGGAGAAAGGTGAACTATAAAGGGAGGTGGAATCGGATGGATTGGCCCATCTCTTGATAATTGCAGAATGACGACTGTATTAAATCATAGGGAATGAGTAAGTCTTTTTGATAAGGCAGAATGCAGTTCGGAACAGGCAACCAGAAAAACAATGTTTTTTGTTTGCTTATCCGCCAATTTTTCGTTATCTTTGTCAAAATGAAGACAGCAGACGGTACTTTCGGGTACGGTCATTGTCGTGACATGGAAGATTCATACTCGGCTTGGAAACAGGCGGAGATTGATATACATATTATACGTTCACTGAACGTCTTGGAATAGAAAACTGACACTTATCAAAAAGACAAGATGTATAGCAAAATATTCATACTGTATGTTTATACAGCAAGGGTTTGCTTATCTGCCTTTTAGGTATGGCAGTACCTCTATTCCGGAATAGCGTAGGTTCATGCTGTTCTTTAGGGTGCAAGGTGGACATAATTCTTAAAAACACATTGAATATGAAACAGATTTCCTTGCACGTGTATCAGTCCATCGACGGTTGTCCGGCTCCTTCGGACAAGCATTTTGATGCGGCTGTGGATGCCTCCAGTTGTGTGCTGATTGACGAAGAAACTTACCTGCGTATTTATATGAACCATTTGGGTTGGCCGATTACGGCGAAAGAGACTTTGGTTGTGACGAACGGCGGCATCGACCTGACGGAGAATGAACGAGTGAAGTTCATCCAAGGAGATGCAGTGGCAGAACTGAGACAGATGAAGGAAGACGGCGACGGTATGGTGGTGGCTTACGGTGAGGAAATCGGGGCTTTACTCTTGGATAACGGGCTGGCGGACGAAATCACAGTGACAACCGTTCCGGTACTAATCGGTGGCGGCGAAAAGGCATTGGAATGCGGATTGAATGACGGCAGAGCTTGGATTGTGCGGTCAAATAAGGTGCTGGTGGACGGAAAAATGAGGACGGTGTACGGGAAGGTCTAATATGACAAATAGATATTATAGCAAAAGTGCAGCAACCAATTGCTGCACTTATTTATAAAAAGACGTGCCTTAAACATGCTAAATAGGCGAAAAGTAAGGCAAGTATATTACTTTTTAAGCCGAATACTAAAAAAGGTAGAGAAAGATATAAGGAGGATGGAGCCTCCGAAGATATAAAAATACAGCAACACCAACTAAACCGGCACATAGGTAAAGCCGGGCAATACATCAGAACTAATAGCGTACTTTGCCATATCACGCTATGGCTGACAAAACAGCCTTTACATGAATGGCAAAGGAGTCACCGCTACGGCTCGGAATATGCGAAAACAAGATGGCTGTTATACGATTGAGCTGCCATAGAGATTTAGAACTTTTAGTCCATTCGCTGTAGCCTTACGATAAGTATAAAACGTACCACCCTTGGGTTTGCCGTCATACCAGGCAATAAGAGACGAACTTTGAAAAACCATATAGTCGTTGCGTCGAAGCAAACAGCCATGGTAGTAGTGTTCGCTCAGGATGATAACATCATCCGAGTTACAGAGAATAGTATCATACCGGGCTTTCATCGCATCGTTCCACCGCTCGGATTGTCCGCGATACGGTACTACGGCAATAACTTGCAGACCTGACAATTCGGACTGCAACGCAAGAGCAACTTCTGCCGCCAGCATATCAAACCCCATGGCACAACCACAGTAAAAATGACGATAACCTCCAGCGTATGCCTTGGTTATCGCTGCCTTTAATTGCAGCTTCAGTTGCTTCCTGTATAGGAATGGAATATTGCGGTGTCCACTGAAGCAAACGGACACTGCCTTATCATACTTTGTCTGGGTCATATTATTTCACTTTGTAATGGGTTCTTGCGAGGAATATACCTCCGAGTACATTAGCACCAAGGCTTTCAAGCTGATTGGCATAGGTAGCATAACTCAGCCCTTTGGTTATCACATCATCAAAGACTACCACAGACCTGCCGTTGAAAAAGGCCGAATCAAACTCAATGACGTTTACCTTACGGACTTCTTTCTCTGCCTTACGGTTTTCGTGAATGGTTAGCCTCTCACCACTCACTGATACATGGTCATAACCATTGATAGCTCCCGTCAGTTCGCATACTCTTTGGCAGAATGCTTTGTAACGTATCTCGTTCTTCTTATCGGTGGATGCCGGTACGGGAGAAAATACAATGTTAGTACATGATGTTCCATAACGTTCGGTCATGTTGGCTGCCGTGCGTTGAGCAACCTCTTCGTATGCCCGTCCATCCTTGAAATCAAAGACTAACTTGCGGTCTGCTATCTCACGCTCACTCACATTGCGTATGCGTGCAGGAAAATACTTACAGAACCATGCCTGTGGCTTGTCCAACTGTTTTTGAAGTTCTATGTCTATCGTCTTTGCCATAACTCTGATAATTTTTCTTTTTCCCTCTTTTTGAAGGCTGTTCAGCCTGCTGAGGGATATTTTCTGCCATCAACTGCCGCCCAAGAATACCGATAAGACAAAACGGGGACAAGAAATACGCTCTGACGTGTCAGAGGAAGATTTTTCGTTCCAGCGATAGTGGCGATTTGATGTTTGGTAAAAGGCGGCTTACTTTGCGGAAAATATGACTACAGCAGAGCTAACCGACAAACAGAATATGCTTTCTTACTACAGGCGGTTGTCATATAGACATGTAGAATAGGTGCAAGATTTATAAAAGGAATGGGTGGGCAGTGGAACGTCTGTGGCTTGCCGGTCCAAACTTCCCGATGAAGTGACCATACAACTTAGTCTCAAATCTGGCGAAGCGTAAACCTTGGCAGTTTGTGACCGAGGTGTACGGTCTTTTCATGTTTGGCTTCCGTAAAGAGTCTTTCACTCACCCCATAGCAGCTCTGCTGCCATAAGGTGAGTGAATGTCTCTTGCGGACAAGTCCTGTGACGCTCCGCTGATGGTGTGGGGCGAAGCTATAAAAACAAACAGACGGCATTGCCGGTTACAAAAGAACAGATAGCAGAGGTCGCTGCAAGGACAACAGATTGGCTTGATTGACACTTGTGGCAAATATGCCATCGTCCTTGCTTTATCCCAAAGACTGGTACACAGCATATAGCAGACTTGTATGCCATTTGCCGTGTACCGGTCAGGGCGAACATCTTCTATAAAAGTTGAGCATGTACAATTAAAAGAGGAAATTGTATGGGTAAGACTTTATGATATAAAAGTGATATGGCTTATAAATTATCGGTGCTATTTTAGATTAGTGCCACGATTTTGCTAACTTTGCAAGTGAGTGAAAACGAATTTGATATAAGTAATGAAGCCATAACCCCCATATCCGATTATGTCGAAATACACCGTAATGTTGTAAATAACCAGATTGAAACGGGCTGCTTCATTCAAATAAAAATACGATGAATGCAAGACTATTGTTCATACTCCTGCTTTTCACAATTGGGGCATTGTGGTATATTATCGGCTACTGGCGACGAAAAGCAGGAGAAGCGGCATTCGCCGCCGCACGGTTGACCGAAAAGAGCGAGGAACGTGAACGTTACTGTCGTCTGGCGGTAATGGCCGGTCATCGGGAAGCCTGCCGTATGTTCTGTCTCTTGCATCCCGAACGGTTTGATGGCCATTCTCCCCATAAGCCGTTCAAGTTACGAGGCATCCGAATCTCCTTTTACGGATATTACTATCCGTCACGATACAATGCGCTGCTCAATGATGAACAGAGGGCTTTCTGCCATTCCATCTACCAGTTCAAACAAGGAGATATACACGGAATCGAGTTCTTTAAAACGTGTATGAATGCCTTGCAACTGAAAAAGAGACCTTACCATATAATGTTCATGCCGTGTAGCAACTGGATAAAATACGGTCAACGGTTCAAACGGCTCGACTGGTACATCGGAAAGCACCGACAGGATTTAACTTCAGGACTGTACGACGTTGATATTTGCGATGCACGAGAAAGCCTGCATGAGGCCAAAGGTGGAGAGAAGCGTATCCTCGAACGAAACTACCTCATTACCGGAAAAATCAAAGGGAAAGAGATTATCATCATAGATGATGTGCTGACAACCGGGCAAAGCGTGGTGGATTACAAGGAAGAGATAGAACGGTGCGGTGGCAAAGTAGTGGCGGCTATCTTCTATGGCAAGACGCTCTCCATGCCTTCGATGCTCCTTGTACAAATACACGTCTGGGGCAACCATATTGCCCATATTATTGAACGGATGACAAAGTAACCGGAACGTTTTCAGCCCTTTTCACTTCTCTTTTACAAACCTGCCAATGCTGATATACACTCCTGCCGGATGGATTGGATATAATCGAGTATAAGCGAGGGGCTGATACTCCTGCCATTGAGTTTGCAGGTGATATGCAGGTGTTCGCCGGTGCTGCGTCCTGTGGAGCCGGTAATGCCAACCACATCACGAGGATGAACTATTGCCCCTTTGACGATAAGAATTTTAGAGAGATGACAATAACTGACGGTGTACCTACCATGCCGCAAGGTTACATACTTGCCGGAAGTCTTGTCCTGTCCGACCTTCACGACCACACCCTCCATCATGGCCATCACCTTGTCGCCACGTGCGCGCAAGTCCAGTCCGCCATGAAATTTACTCTTTCCCGTAAACGGGTCCTTACGGTAGCCATAAGGCGAAGTGACCTTGATATAACGTAACGGGTAACTTACACTCAAGTAACGATCCATCCACTTTTTCTTATCCATATCTGCGGATACCGGGATACCTGTTGAAACTTCCTGTACGGAAATCTCGCTTTCGGATGCCGGTTCCGCTTGGTCTAACCCCATATCCAATACCTCCATCTTGTAGCGTGTTGGGGTAACGGCAACGGTATTGAATTGTGCTTTGGCTGGCGTGATACATAATGAGACACCCGTCATCATCAATAATAAAATCTTTCTCATGGCAGCAAAGTTAGCACGCTCTTCTTATGGTCTGTCCATTGCCGACTGTTTTCTCTCCAAATATAACTATTTAATCAATTTTGAATATGATTATTTGCGAAAAATCATATTCAAAACATTAAAAATACCACTTTATAATCACTTATAAAGAAATGTTTTAGTCATCAGATAAGAAATCGCTCTATATTTGCTGAGTATAATTTTATAACATCGTTCAGAATATGAAAAAAGAACAATTTGAGTTCAACGAACTGCCTTATCCGACATTGGCCCGCTTTGGGCTTACCCAAGAAATGATTGAAGATTTGCCCCTGTGTATCCTGAAAGAAATCGGGAAAGGCGGCTACTCGCCGGTACTGCCCATGCGTGTCACTAACGAGAATGGCGAAGTAATCGAGAGTCGCAGTCGGTTTGCCTTTATCCGTATGGATAGCGGCGAGGTGGATGTGGTTTTTTATCCCACACTGAAGTCGTCACCACTGGAATGCTACAACGAGGAGCAGCAAAAACAGTTGCTTGACGGCAAATCCATCATTGCAGACGTGGCTATGGCGGACGGACGACGCAGTAAAGCTTTCGTGCAAATCGACGAGGAAACAAAACAGGTGATGTATGTTCCGACACCCATCATCGCCCGTAACCTGAAAGTGCTGGCAGAGGTAATGTACTTAGGTACAGTAGAAGTTAACGGAATGCAGCATGGTGAGCCTCTGACGGTGGCAGTGGATGGCGAACCTGTCACGGTAGGCATCGACCTTCACAACAAGACGGGCATCCGTTTCTGCGCAGGTGACGCGCAGAAATGGAAAGAGCAACCCAAGCGTGAATGGGATAAGTACACCTTCGGTTGCTACGGTTGCTGGGTGATGGATGATGACGGCAATCTCGACTACGTTCCAGAGGAGGAATACACCGAAGAACTGTGGAACGAACAGAAGAAAAGCGGTGAGCGTAACCGAGCGGCAGGTATTCACAAATAAGACCTATTTAATATAAGCGTATGGCACAACAGATATATTATCCCGAAGAGATTCTCGTCGAGAAGATGCAGAGCGGCGAATACGGCTGGCTCGATTACATCAACCATTTTTCTGCCGAGTGGCAGGAGGAGTACGCCCATTACTGTGAGGCAAAAGGACTCACGGTCTGCGAAGATTCTGCCGCCGGGTTTGTCCGTTTCAAAGACGAACAATTGGAAGCGGCTATGAAATACGGCAACGCATAACAAGTAACCATCATAACATCAGACTATGACGATACGAACAAATACTAATCCTCGGCAGATGGACTTGCAACCCGAAATGCGCAATCTACTGATGCGTAACGGACTTCAAGCCCATGTCGCATTTGACGGAGGCGGCTACCGGCTGATTGTGCAAGGGCATGATTCACCGTTATTGGTCTATCCTATAACAGAACGACAGATGTTGGCTCTGACGGACTGGGGAACGAATACGGCCAACAAGAAAGCCTACAACATACTCACGAGTATCATAGGAAAAGACTTCTATATGCCGAAAAATTTCGTCCATGCCCGCAATGCCAACGGTCGCGTGGCGATGGGGCTACATGGCTACCGCATCGGTATCGGTGAGTACGGACACATGGGGCGACTGGGTATGCCCCCTCCATTCCTTGGTTGGACACCACGCGAACAGTGGGGTTTCCACCTACGCAGAGTTGGTGGGCAGCTTTTCTTTCCGGGGCCATCCATCGTACCCGAACGCCCAGACGGGCGCATGAAGCCCGGCGAACTGCAATCGGGTGGCTACGGCTTTTACTACAAAGGCGGTCAACAGGAGCAACCCATTGTACAGCAAGATGTATTGAAGAACTTGCAGGAGGTCATTACACCGCTTGTCAGCCGTCCGCGCAGCAAGGAACCGGCACAAGCATACAAGGAGTTGATTGCTTCACCAGTCTATTTTTCCAACGAGAAATGGTCGGAGTGCCTTACTTCGCACGGTCTTATCGTGGATATGGAACGGAGGACACTGACCGTACAATCGGAAAGTGTCAATGCCGATATGGTCTATGACCTGACGGAAGAAGAAGTGAAAAAACTGGCTACCGCATCCATCGAGGAACAACCTGTGGAGAAACGGCTGGATCTGCTGAACGGCATTATCGGAGCGGACTTTGCCGATAAAGTAACGATGGAACAGCTCAACAGCGAACAACGCATCAGTATCGGCCTGCATCCCGAAGTGCGGCATGAACTGGAAGAACGGCAGCGGCAGGAACAAGAATTATTCATGCAGCAAGAAACTCCGATGCGGCAGGAATACATACAGGGCAGTATCGGTGCAGCCGTGGACGGTCGTGACCTGCAACTACTCAACGAAAGCAAAGGCTGGTATCGTGAGGAGAAACATGGCCGGGAAGTAGAGGTCAGTGACATTGCCGTGCAACCAGCACAGACGGAGGGTAAATACAAGATGTCCGCTGTTATTGACGGACAGGTCATCATCCACGAAATCAGCCAGAAAGACTACGACAAGTTTCTTGCTGTGGATGATTACCACCGGATGAAACTTTTTTCGAAGATTTTCAACGAGGTGGATATGAAGACACGTCCTGAAGCGAACAAGGGGCTTGGCGTGAAGATATTCGCTGCCCTTACCGCCGGTGCTGTGGTGGCATCGGAAGTCGCACATGGCTTCCATCACCACCACTCTCCGGAGTTCTATGGCGAACGTTTCAGCGGACCGCCACATCCATACTTCAAGCCCGGCGTAGATACACCGAGAGATGTGGCCATCCGTAATTTCGAGGCACAGATGAATCAAGATATTAATGAAATGAGAAGAGGGAGGTAAACCTATGAGAGACGGAGACCTTACATACGATGACTTTCTGCAACGACTAAACATCCAGGACGTATTGATTGACGCAGGGTATCACCTGAACCGTCGTGACGGTCTGCGCTATCCCTCGTATGTTCGTTTGGACAGCGACGGCAGACGTATCCGTGGTGACAAATTTATTGTGACACAACAAGGAAAATGCTGTTTCCACGCACAACAACAGAAAGTTTATAACATCATTTCCTTCATCAAGGAGCATCCGCACTTTTTCACGGAGTACCATGCGGGTATGTCTCCGGACAGACTGGTGAATCTTGTCTGTAACAGATTACTGAACATTCCTGTCACTGAACGGAAAACCCGAATAGTGAACCCTAAACGAGATGTAAAGCCATTTGACATAGCGGATTACGACATTCATAAGTTCAATCCGCAGAATCGGGAAACGCAGAAAAAATTTTATCCTTATTTTAAAAGCCGAGGTATCGACCTTTATACACAATATGCCTTCCATCGGCATTTTTATCTGGCTACGAAACATCGGGAGGACGGTGCGACCTACATGAACCTGTCCTTTCCACTAACCCTGCCCAAAGGCGACGGAGCGATTGTGGGACTTGAAGAACGAGGACGTGCCCGTATGGACGGGAGCGGCAGCTACAAAGGCAAAGCCGCAGGGAGCAATTCAAGCGAGGGACTGTGGATTGCCAGCCCTGCCCGCACTTCTCTCACCTCCGCCAAACATATCTATTGGTTCGAAAGTGCTTATGATGCGATGGCATATTACCAACTTCATCAGGCACAGAACAAGGATCTGCGAAAGGCGGTATTCATCTCTACCGGAGGGGCACCGAGCCAGCAGCAATTCATAGGAGCGATAAAAGCAACTCCCCATGCCTCACATCATCTTTGCTTCGATCATGACCGTGCCGGACAAGTCTATGCTATCCACTTTGCTCTCACTCATGCAGGCTGGAACTTCTCCACCTGTCTGTCACAAACCGGCAGACTGATTGTACAGAACAACAGCGAAGACTATTCACAGTATGAAATAGAACTTGAACCATTCAATTTTGAAAAGATTACAGCCATTCTGGGTATAAATGATGCAAAACAAAATTTGAAGAATGGGGAGCGTGACGACATGGGAATTGGTGACGGCTATCTACAGGAAATGAGAATGGTTTGTATGGATGAGTACGAAATGGCTCGTGACGAAGGTTCTGCCAGTGAGGAAGAATTAGAGAAAATGAGAAGCAATCTGGAAGCCATCGAAAAAGCGATTGATGCTTCCATTTCCGGTCCGGAAGCTACAGGATGCATCTTGTATGAATCTGCCGCAGAGGGTTATAAGGATTGGAACGACCAGCTACTCGGCAAACGGATAAAACCAGAGAAGGATAACCTTGACGATTGGGAGATCAGCGGTAAAGCCACGCTGAATCATGCCTTGTCCGATTTGCCCGAAGTCAATCCGGAACATATCCGAAACGGATTATACGACGAAGCGGACCATGAGGCTGTGCGAAAGCGTCTTGAACGTGCGGACAGAGTAATATTCTCCTTTGAAACCAATGACCAAGGAATGTCAGATAAGGGTTTTCAGGAAATGTACAAGATACGGGAAGAACTTGCCCGGTTGGAAGTGGATATAACCAATTCTCTTTCCGGAATGAGAGAAGACTTTCATTCCCGTTTTCACCGATAATCCATAAAACCTATGCAGAGAACTTGTCACAAAACCATTGTCATCCATCCACATACCGGGCAATTTGTCATCAACGAGCTGCCCACTCTCGTGCTGTGCGGCACTGTATGGGTGTACGGAGGCATGGAAGGGCTGCCATTGACAGCTATTGCCACAGTAATTGCCTTGATACTCTCGTTACTGTTACTCTACCGTTATCTCTACCTGCGGCGAATCCGTTATTGCATCGGCACGGAACAACTTGTCAGTGAATACGGTATTATCCGTCGCAAAGTGGATTATATGGAGCTATATCGTATCGTGGATTTTCAAGAGCACCAAAGCCTGCTGCAACAATTTTGTGGGCTGAAAACCGTACGTATCCTTTCAATGGACAGAAACACGCCCCGTCTTGACCTGATCGGTATCTTCCATAGGGACGACCTCGTGTCAATTATCCGTGAACGGGTAGAAACTAACAAACGAAAAAAGGGAATATATGAAATCACGAATCATTAGTCTGGGGCTGGTTGCCTCGCTGGTATGCCTGCTTCCACAGGTGGCAGAAGCCCAAATTGCGGCTTCCAATCCGTTGGAATGGACTGCATTGGCCGAAGGTAACGAACTGATAAACGGGCAGATTGAAAAACAAATAAAGGGACAGACACAAACAGCCTTGCTCCAAAACAGCATCGCTACCGAGTTCAACCAAATCCACAAGTGGGAGAAGCAGTACAACAGTTACCTCAAGACAGCAAGCGGTTACGCTTCATCACTGAAAGCCTGTACGCATCTCTACAATGACGGTGTGCGGATTTTCCTCACGCTGGGGAAATTAGGCAAGGCCATCCAAAACAATCCGCAGGGCATTGTGGCCAGTATGAACATGAACAACCTCTATATAGAAACAGCAACGGAACTTGTCTCTGTTTTTACATTGCTGAATGACGCTGTGGCCAAAGGTAGCAACGAAAACATGCTTACGGGGGCAGAACGCAGCAAGACGCTATGGGCGTTGAACGACCAACTATCGGATTTTAGCCGGAAGTTACATCTGCTCTATTTGAGCATACGGTACTATACTTTCAATGATGTGTGGAACAACGTAACGGCAGGAATGCTTGACCGTGACAACGGTGAGGCAGCTCGTATGGCTCTGTCCCATTGGCACAGGGCGGCAGCTCTCGTCCGATAAAATATATCAGTTATGAAATGGACAATTTGGATAAGTATATTACTGCTGTGTCTTACCGGTATCGGTGAGGTACAAGCGCAGAATGACCCTGTACTGGCCGGAATGATTGCAGTATATACCGAAAAGGCAGAGAAGGAGCTGAAGAATCAGGAAAAGGTCATGCTGATGCAGACCACCGGACATATTTGGACAAAAGAAGAAGTGCAGGCGACAACAGACCTGCAACGAGAGTTTAATAACTATCTAAACTCTTTCCGGTCAATAGTCTGCTATGCGGCGCAAACTTATGGGTTCTATTATGAGGTATCGAGGCTGACAGACAATATGGGCGACTTCACCAAACAATTGAAGCGAAGTCCAGCCAATACGCTTGCCGTAGCCCTATCCACACAGCGCAACAAGATTTATAGGGAACTGATGATGAACAGCGTGGAAATAGTGAACGATATACGCACAGCGTGCCTTTCGGAGAACAAGATGACGGAAAAAGAGCGTATGGAAATTGTCTTTGGCATCCGTCCAAAGCTCAAAACTATGAACACAAAGCTGCAACGACTGACCAAAGCGGTAAAGTACACGACAATGGGCGACATTTGGCGGGAAATCGACGAGGGTGCACGTCCCGAAGCTGATAAACGTAGTATCGTGGACGCAGCCAAGCGACGTTGGCGACAGATTGGAAAGAATGTAAGACCTTAAAAATGTAATGATATGGGAATTTGGGATTCAATATTAAAATATGGCGGCAAAGCAGCAAAAGCTACCGGAAGAAGTATGGGACATGCTGCACTGCATCCTTCACAAACCTTACGGGGCACAGGACAAGCCGTCAAGACCGCAGCCATCGGCGGTGCAGTCGGTTATGTGGGTTGGGAGAAACTAACCACAGATAAGAGCGTGGTACATATCGTAAGCGATGCGGTCATAGGGAAATCGGCTACGGATACCCTTGCAGATGCAGCGGACGGTGTGCGAGAACTGACAAGCAAAGCCGGAGAAGCAGTCGGTTCCGTCAGCGGTACGGTAGCCGGCATAGACTCAAAACTGGGTGGAGTATCGAATTTTCTACGGCAAGTCTCCAATGGCGGAGTTTCCGATATGTTCGGTAACTTTTTCCGTAATCTCGGACAGGGTAACGTGTCGGGATTGAGTATAGCGGGACTGGTCGCAGCAGCATTTCTTATATTCGGACGCTTCGGCTGGCTGGGCAAGATTGCCGGTGCATTTCTCGGCATGATGCTTATCGGTAACAATGCCGGTATTTTCCGCACACCTGATACGAGAAGCATACAACGAATACAGACACCCGCTCTTCCCGTTGAAGAACAGACGAATAGCGGGGGGATGAAAAGATAAGAATAAGAATCAAATATAATCACATAATGAAATATACAGAAGAAATGATCCTGCAATCCGAAAGTGGATACTGTATGCCTTTTGAAGAACGGAAGGGCAAGGATGTGAAACTATCGCTCGGCTATGGCGAACAAACCGATCCGACAACGGGCAAAACATATTTTCATCATGGCATCGACTTCGATGTACGGTGTTACACACTGGCGGCTGTCGCCAGCGGTATCGTGTCAGGTATAGGCAATGACCCTATACTCGGCATCTGCCAAACTATACGCTATGGGGAGTATGAAGTGACCTATGGGCATTTGTCAAATGTCTTCGCCCAGTTCGGACAGCGTGTCAAGGCCGGACAGACTGTAGCTTTAAGCGGTGACAAGCTGCATATCGGGATACGCTTCAAGGGTGAGGAACTGAATCCGCTGGAATTTCTAACCATGCTGTATGGGAATATCCAAGCATTGTGTCATGCTGATGGAGGCGAAGCGGCAACATCTCCCAACATGGAGATGGCACTGACCACCGATTACGAGCAGGACAGACAGGAAATAGAGGAATTGATGCTACGTTTCCTGCCCTACTACATGGAAGACTTACAGCGTGGTGCATACCGACTTCCTCCACATACGGAGCAGTCACTCCGCCATGTCTTTACAATGGGAGCAGTCAAAGAATATTTCTATGAAAATATGCCAAGTATATCCAACCCACTCGGACTGGGACATAAAGCAATGCCGCTTGCTTGTAAGGTGCAGAACCTACTCATTGCGGACTTCCTGCATTACCTTGCCCTACGGCATGGCGTGTACTTATCGACGATGGGCGATGATGTAAAAAAAAACTCTACGACGAAGCCCTGACCCATAGTGGTATCATTGACCCACTGGCAGAATTAGACATAGACATCCAGAGCTTTGACATACCGAGAGCAGTCACGGTATATCCTGACCGGGCCGGTGTGCGCTGGTGGACGAAAGCATGGTTCAATAACCGGGAAGAGGGCGAAGCATCGGTGGAGATTGAGCGAGAACAAGCGATACGCTTCATTCACGACAACATCGAGAAGGATGTATGGCTGGAAGAGTTTTATCCCAAACAGATGGAAATTTACCACAACGCCATCGAGCAGACAAAAGAGCAATTATTAATGAATAGAATAGGATAAACATATAATACACTATGGACGGAATCAAGCATAGCGGACGGTTTGCAGAAATGGAACGCCTCGTGAACGACTATTTCAACTGCCATATCGCACCCATCATGTCAAAAACGCGGACTGACCTCATACGGAATCAGGGAGAGGAAATGAAAGAATATTCCACCTCTTTAGGTGGTATTCTCAGTATGATGGCATCTTCGGCACAACCAATGAGCGACCCCTATCAAGCACTCAAGGTCACAGGCGAATGGAACTCCAAAACAACAGAGGACTATATCGAGATGTGCAAGACGGAGATTACCGGTTCCGAGGAAATGCAGCAAGACCTTGCGTATATGGCCGGGCAGTGGCGGGATACCGTCGTGCAGGAAATCGGAAGGGCACGTTACAATGAGTTGTCAGAACAGCTCGGTTGTGACCTCGCCTATGCCTATATGGACCACCGAATAGAGGAACTGATGATTGACCGGTTGGTGAAAGAACGTATGCCCAAGTCTTCCGCTGACTACATCATCCGAAAGGCTGCCGAATCGAGTCTGCTGGGATTATCGCAGACGTTAAGCCGTTCACCGCTGACCGATGAAATAGAGGCACGAGGCGAAGCAGCTTACCGCCCGAACAGATGGGAAAAAGGTACGGGATGGATGTTGGGCACAGCCGCAGATACCCTGATGATGGGTGGTACTGGTTCATGGACGACACTGGCAAAGTTTACCGGTGCAGATGTGGCTATTGCAGCCATCACCAATCATTTTGAAGGCAAGAAGCCTGATACCCTTTCAGTAGAACAGTGCATCAGTAAAGGAGTGTTCGGCAGAGACAGAAACGTATTCGACGATTTTCGCAAAGAGGCAGCCCAAATACAAATCAAAGAGAACACGGCGATTGGTACAGACAACAAGCAACTGAAAAAGAAAATCCCTGTCATGGACTTTGGCTTCATGGAATGGACACAAAACCAGAATAGCGGTTTATTGTGGCCGAATGTACAGAGCAAGGAAGAACAGAAATATGAGGAACGGTACAAGGATGTGCCGATTGTTGTTGCTCCCGGACAGGAAGAAGCCTACTTGCAGTCTTTGGAACAATGTGACAAAGCGAAAATGGTCAGGACAGAACAGGATGAAATTATGAAAGAAGAGAAGCATGAAACTGTTGTTCCTGCCAATGATGCGGAACAACATGTACAAACGATACAAAGTGCGCAAGTAGCACAGGGAAACGGTTGGGGCGGACTGCTTGGTATGCTGGGACTGGATGGCATAGGTAATATCACAGGCAATCTCGGTTATGTAATGGCCATGCTCCCTGATGTTCTACTGGGAATATTCACAGGCAAGACAGAATCATTGCATTTGGAAGACAATATGTTACCGATAGCGAGCATTGTGGCGGGTATGTTTGTGCGTAACCCGTTGCTGAAAATGCTCCTGATAGGCCTGGGAGGTATGAACTTGTTGAATAAGGCAGGACACGAAGCCTTGAAAGAACGAACAGAGGGAAAACTGAACGTAACAAATGAGAACAATGTGCAGTACCGACGCTATACAAATGAAACTCTGAACCCACGTATAGTAAACCCTGTATTGCAAGATAGTACGTTGATTGCCACGATAGACCGAGTACCGTGTACCATCCAGTTGTCACCGATTGTAGCAGAAGCCTACCGTACCGGGGCATTGCCTTTGAACACGCTGGCAAATGCTGTCCTTGCCAAGAACGACCAGCTTCGCCAGGCTGCCGCACGGAATTATGAGGACGGAAAACTGGAAACCATCGTGCGCCCACGGGGTATTCAATAATCCTATAATCAAATAAACGATGAAAGAAAAATCGCAAATCGAAAAGAAAGCCGAGGAAAAACAAATCACCTTGCTTTCTACGGCTTTGAGTGAAGCCTCGAATGCCGGTGGACACTGGCTCAACGCATCAGGAAAGGGATACCCGCGCTTCTATCCAAAGGGTGTTTCTGTCAGCGCATTCAATGCACTATTCATGACGCTGCATTCTGATAAAAATGGATGCAAAACCAACCAGTTCACGCTATTCAGCGATGCCAAGGCACAAGGAGCCTCGGTGCGTGAGAATGAGCAAGGCGTTCCATTTTTGTTTTATAATTGGAACAAGTACGTTCACCGCAATAATCCAGAACAGGTTATCAGTCGTGATGACTACATGAAACTGTATGAAGAGGAACAAAAATTATATAAAGGTGTACATAACCGTGAAATTCGCACTTTGTTCAACATTGACCAGACGACACTACCCTACGTGGATAAGGAGCGATACGAAACGACGTTGCGGCGGTATGGAAGTGCAGTGGAAAGAGGATATACGGAAGCTGACAACCGACGGTTGCATATTCAATTCAACGACTTCCTACTGAGGATGCGAGACAACCTTGTGCCTGTTCGTTTGGATGGAAGCGGTGTACCCCACTACGAAACAGATAAGGATGCGGTCTATATGCCGCGACAAAGAGAGTTCAGACATTATCACGACTATATACAGGAAGCCTTGCGGCAAATCGTGAGTGCTACCGGACACCAACAACGATTAGCGCGTGAAGGTATGGTGATGAAGAACGGTGTGGCTCCTTCGGAGGATGCTGTCAGACAGGAACGGTTGGTAGTGGAACTGGCTTCAGGGATTAAAATGTTGGAACTGGGGTTGCCAGCACGGTTGTCTGAAGAAAGTCTGAAGACAGTGGAATACTGGTGCCGGGAGCTAAAAGAGAACCCGAACTTGATGGACGCTCTCGAAAGTGACGTAAACAATGCCATCGAAGTAATCAATAAAGCGGAACGGGGCGAGAAAATCGAATACGCCACCATGCGCAACCGGCGAGACACTTCAACCATGCAGGAGCAAATGCCCAAACATTATTTTGTGTCGAACGAGATTCGGCAGCATCCGGATAAAGAAACGAAAAAAATTGTGCTTGTTATTGACCCACAGGCAAAAACCGCAGATGTAATTCTTCCAGCAGGGGCTTCTACAGAGGCAGATAACGAGATACCGGGAATGAACAAGGGACGTATCATGCGAGCGTTGCAGAAAGATGGAATCGAGCAGGTACGCTTCTACAATACGGATGGTGCATTAGGTTATCGACCCGATGACAGTTATTTTGCCGAGAAGATAATTATGCTGGCCCGGCTGAAGAATTGGGCAATGGAGAAGCTCTCCACACTGGACGTGGCGTCAGCGGTCAAACAGGCGAATGAGATCGGATTTGACCACGTAGAGATGATTCAAGATGATAAGAAACGATGGGCACTTTATATCAAACCCGAAAATAAGAGCGGATATAGCATCTATCCTGATAAAGAAGATATAAACCGCTTCTTTTCAACACTCAAGCAAGCAATGGATAACATCGGTAAGGTTCGGATGGAACTGGCGCACAAGTATTATGCGCTGGCCGAGGTCAAACCTGACCTGAAGGTGGATTTGTTCAGCAGCGAAATGCCGGAAATAGACTTGAACCGTATCCAGCGTGTTTCGGTTTTCAAAACCAAACAAGACGGCATACAATGCGTCGCAACTATTGATGGGCAGAAACAGCCTGCCCGAAGTGTCACTCCGCAACAGTGGCAGCGGATGTGGATAGCGGAAGAGCGTGACAGCTACAAACGTCATTTGGCAGCTACCTTATTCGCAGACGTACTACAAAAAGGACAATCGCAGGAGGCACACACCGGAGAGAAACAACAGAAAGAAGCAGAGTTGTGGCCGATAGAAACGGTAGCGCAGGAACGGACGGAATCAGACAACAAGGGTATTTCACCGGAACGGCAGTTGTGGGACAAACTTAAAGCGAATCATCCCGATGCCTTGCAACTGCTTCGCACGAAAGATGGTTATCGGCTCTATAACGAAGATGCGGTACAGGGTGCAAAGATATTGGGCATAACCCTAAAAGAGTATCCGGAAGGGGACATTACGGCTTCAACGGAATTTTCAACGGAGCAGCTCGACAACTATCTGTCTAAGCTCGTCCGTGCCGGGGCACGGGTTGCTATAAGTGACATGGAGGAACAAGAAACACACAGAGGTTTTCATAGATAAGGAGTAAGGAAATGAGCAAGAACCAACAATACGCAATGAAATATGCAGAGTATGCTATGGAGCAGATGCGCCGGTACGGAATCCCCGCATCCGTGACGTTGGCACAAGGCATACTGGAAAGTTCCAACGGGCAAAGCCGTTTGGCGCAAAACGAGAACAATCATTTTGGCATCAAGGCTACGCCTGCATGGATTGCCGAAGGAGGAAGGTATGGTATATATACTGACGATAAGCCGAATGAGAAGTTTTGCAGTTATGACAGTGTGGGTGATTCATACGAACACCACTCCCGTTTTTTAAAAGAAAACAGCCGCTATGCCCAATGTTTTGCACTTTCGCCCGACGATTACAAGGGTTGGACACAAAATATCGAACAGGCCGGTTATGCCACAGGCGGAGAATATGCCGAGAGTCTGCAACGGATTATAGAGCAAAATGGCTTACAGCAGTATGACAAACTGGTGATGCAGGAAATGGAGACACAGGGTAAGCGGTTCGGTACGGAACATAATCCTCTCCGAACGTCTGAAAATTCAGAGTATGGTGCGAAGTACTCATTCCCGGTAGAGCGTGAAGAGTTTCTTTTTGTTACCTCGCCTTTCGGTATGCGGCAAGATCCGATGGACAACACGAAACAACAGATGCACAAGGGAATTGATATCCGTTGCAATGGCGATGCGGTACTGGCTACTGAGAACAACGGGAAGGTGGTGGCTGTGAATCAGAATAAGAACACGCCCGGTGGAAAATCGCTGACTGTGGAATATACCAGAACGGATGGCAGCAAGGTACAATGTACTTATATGCACCTTAAGGAGGTTACTGTAAAGGTCGGTGATGTAGTACAAGCCGGTGGGAAGCTCGGCACATCGGGCAACACAGGTACACGTACAACGGGCGAACATCTACATTTCGGCGTGACAAACTTCTATGCAGACGGAACAAAGCGTGACATCGACCCTGCGGCTTATCTGACTGAAATCGCACAGAAAGGTAATATCAAATTGGAAGTGTTGCACAACGGGAACAGCCTGCTCACCCGATATAAAGGAACAGAAGAGAATGCCGCCGGCAAAAACCTTTCGCCCGACGGATGGATGAAGAAGTTGCTTTCGTCAGAGGATAGCGGTGTGGGAATGTCAGGATGCAATGACCCTATAGTAGAGATGGCGATGACAGCCTTTAGTTCCCTTATGCTATTGGCCGTACAAATCGACAACAAGAACGAGGAGGAGCAAAAGACTGCCATATCCAAACAAATGGATAGTGGACGCATCAATCTGAAATCATTATTACCGGGCATGAAAAACTGCGAACTGGCAATCAGTGAAAATGGAAAGGCTATTCTGCGAGTGAACAATGGAGAACTGCGCATGTCACGTGAGTTGACTACTGCGGAGTTAAGCCGTCTGTCGGCAACACTGAATAACAATACTCTCACAGAAGAAGCCAAAAGGATACGTGTAACCGGTATGCTGAATACGGTTATCCTCTCGGAAGCGGCTTCACAGAATTTTGAACAAGGGATGTCCCAACAGCAGGGACAGACAGAGAACCTAAAAAGATAGAAGCGTGGCGATATGGTAAAATGCGTGATGATACAGCTATGCAGATGTCTGTTCGGACTGTCCTACCTTGCCTTGTATGTCCTGCTCTGCTACCAACTCTTCGGCTGGGTAGCAACGCTCATTATCGTGAGCGTTCAACTGTTCCTTGCCGGATGGCTGATCTGGGCAATGATACGAGCACCCGATTAAGAGCAATGATTTAGCAGTTCAACAACAAATCATGGCAACACAGTTGTCGGGTGATTATGTATCACATTAAAAGACAATAGAAATGATAAAATGTAATGTTACGGTATGTGGCGTTATCGGACGTGATGCGTCGATACGCACCAATAAGGAAGGGAAAACGTTCCTGGTTTTTCCTCTTCGAGTAATGATCCCTGACACTGACGGGAAGACTATGCCTATTGAGGTGGATGTCAGCAAAGATACTGCCGGAAAGGAGGTTTCCAAATATCGAAATGGTTCCCGCATCGAGGTTTCGGGGACAATGTATCTCAAACACCGTGGTGACAAACTTTATTTCAATCTTTTTATTAACGAAATTCGTACAGCTACGGCAGATGCGAAAGATACGGTCAAGGGCGAATTAGTATTTCGAGGTAAGGTCGGGCAGCATATCGAGGAAAAAAGGGATAAGAAAGACCAGCCTTACACAATGTTTTCGGCATTCAGTACGGAGAAAGTAGAGGATGGCTTTGAATACCAATGGGTACGTTTTTTCTGTTTTGGCAAAGAACGCGAAGCATGGTTACAGCCGGGCGTGCGAGTGGATGCCAAAGGTGAAATATCCCTTTCGGCATATAACGGAAAGCTGAATGTTTCATGCAAGGTGGAAGAACTTGTACAGTATGTAGCAGATTCGTCTAATTCCAATCAGTAAAGGATATGGCCGGATATAAAAAACAGCACACGGACGGGCCGAACAGCGAAGATAAAGCATTAGACCTCTTCGCTGAAATGATGATTGAGAAAATCGAGAGTATCCGTAAGGATTGGAGAAAGCCATGGTTCACAGAAGAAGCGTTACAATGGCCCTGCAATCTTTCCGGACGCGAGTATAATGGCATGAATGCCATTATGTTGCTTATACATTGTGAAAAGGAAGGTTACAAGATTCCGCGCTTCTGCACTTTTGAGTGTGTACAACGGCTCAACAAATCCGATAAGGACAATCAGGAGAAACCTCGTGTTTCTGTACTTCGTGGAGAGAAATCATTCCCAATCATGCTGACTACATTCACCTGCATACACAAGGATTCTGGTGAGAAGATTAAGTATGATGACTACAAAAAACTATCTGATAACGAGAAGAAGGAATACAATGTTTATCCTAAGATGCAGGTATTCCGAGTCTTTAACGTGGCACAGACCAACTTGCAGGAGGCAAGACCGGAGCTGTGGCAAAAACTCGAAAAGGAGTATTCGCTACCGAAGATTGAGAACGGAGAGTATTTCAGCTTCGCTCCCGTCGATGCGCTGATAAAGGACAATCTGTGGATTTGTCCGATCAAACCACAGCATCAGGATAACGCTTACTACTCTATATCGAGAAATGAAATCGTTGTGCCGGAAAAGGAACAGTTCAAATCTGGAGAGGCGTTCTATGGAACACTATTCCATGAGATGACACACTCGACCGGTGCGGAAGGAGTTCTCGACCGTATCAAGCCGACAACTTTCGGCTCGGCAGAGTATGCGCGCGAAGAATTGGTAGCCGAGTTAGGCAGCGCATTGGTTGCCCAACGTTACGGCATGACGAAACATATAAAAGAGGACAGTTGTGCCTACCTCAAAGGATGGCTCGACGAATTGAAGGAATCGCCACAATTCATCAAGACAACTCTGTTGGATGTGAAAAGAGCGGCTTCTCTGATTACCCAAAAGGTGGATAAGATTGCACTGGAATTGGAGCAGAACATTGATGAAGAGCAAACAGTAGCACCGAAAGAAAAAGTGTATTATTCTTCCGTGGCCTATCTTCAGCTTACCGATGACACGATGCGGTTGGACGCATTCAAGGATAAGGGGGACTACGAAGGACTGCTGACTCTCGCCAAGGAGTATTATGACGGTAACGGCATTAACGAAGAATATACTTATTCTTCTCCCATACAGAACCGAGGAGACAATCTTTTGATTGAGGACAAGGATTTTGCTGTGGTGTACAATGGGAGTGTCGGGGGAACTTATGAAGTGATGCTGAAATTCACGGAAAAGGAAGTACGCGACCATATCAGGCGTTATGGTATCGAACATGCTGGAGATACATTAAAAGGGGTAGCCAAGGAGATGGCTGCGGAACAATTCGCTATCATGACACAACAAAAGATTCCTGCATTTGAAATGCCGAATGGTGATGTGCTGTATGTCAGCTATAATAAAGAATCCGACATGATAGATATCGGGCCGGTTACTAATGCGGGACTTGTCGCACAACATCGTTTCCCATACGACCATAATGCTTCGTTGGATGCCAACCTGCAAACCGTGAACGAAAAGCTGAATAATATGGAGGAATACCGGGAAGAGCTACAAGAAGCAGAGTACAGCGGCGGAATGCGCCGATAAAACGGAAAAAGATGCGGAGCTGTTTGCTCCGTACCTTTTCTTGAATTTATTTTATTACTCTAACAAATTATCTATCATGACTGTAAATTTGTTATATCGCAATACTGATTATGTCCCCCTCTGTAATCTTTCGCGTGTTGGGCTGTCCGGATTAAGAAAGAATCGAGTTCTATTTTTACACCGCTACCCATTCGGGACAAACCGGAAGAGTGACTGATGTAAACGAATTTACCGTTACGTTCTATGAAACAAGAGGTATTATAATGCCCCTTTAAGTTGAATGTTACTTTTGCGCCAACGGCTGTTGCGTACTTGGAAATCTCACGTACTAAGGCCGTTTGGAAACTGCGGTATTTTTTTGAAACATAGACTCCTGCATCTGCAAGGATTGCGTTCTGCCATTTGGTATAAAAATTCTGTGCCATATTTTTAATATTAATTCTGTAAATAATTCTCCCAATTCTCTTTGTCAATAGTTAATTTGTTCATTTCCCAATCGTATTCCACTTCCGGCATATCAGAATAAGGGAAATACACAGTGTAGCCTATCTGTCCATAAGAACAATGTAGCGGTATAACGCAAATCTCCTGACCACAATAAGGCTGTGGCGTACAATATTTCTTCCAATCAAAACGACCTGCTGCTATATTGCAGCAAAGTAATTTTAGAGTTACTATACCTTTCCAACTCTGAAAATCTTTTTTATAACCTTTTTTCATACTACTAATGTGCTATATTATAATAAACTTCGGGTTCACTTGACACGTTGTAAATCCAGCTTCCGCAACGTACCAATAGAGCATTCTTGCCATAATAGAGTTTCTTCATTCCGGTTATACTTCCTGTTATGTGAAAGTTAGGGAAACGACTGATGTCTATTTTCTGTGCATCGCATCTGTAGAGTGTTTTAGTTCTCATTGCATTTATTTTTTTAAGTTGTTTTTTATTTCCCTCTTCTTGAAGCCTTCCGACTTTACCCAAGAGGTTGTTTCATGTGCATTTTCAACGGTGGATGCAAGAACTATGAGCAAGTAACCGGAATGAAATTTTATGAATACCGGAATCTGTGATTGCGGAAGGTTACGTCAAATTTCATTTCAGGTAGCAACAGCGGTACTTGAACATCGTTTGCCACCGTACCTTTGCGCACGAAACAAACAATGGTGCATGTCGGGACTGTGAGAATGTAATACAATTAGAACAGGTAATATAGAATCGGTAAAAGAGGCTGTGAATTGGTAACAGAGGTTCGGCAGAACATGGTCTATAAAAGTAACCGGACTGTTATATAGGAAGATGATAACCACCCGCTTGAGTTGCGGGTGGCTTTAAAAAAATTATATGGAGTATCAGAAGTGATAGTCGATGACTCCTCCGATATAGAGTATCGTTCCCGGTTCAAGCGTACAGACAAACTCCATAAATGCAAAAGATTTTTCGGCAAATGACTGGTATCCCTCTCCGTCCAAATAGAAATGATACGCAATATCCAATGGATTTTCCAATGCCTTTTCAAGTTGATAAACAGGGCCTACAAACTCCAACATATTTTCCGTCGTAATAGCTTCAGCTTTCTTACGGATGTTAGTCACAAAGTTCTCTTTCCATTGTTCCACACCACCAATGTAGCGTATGGTGTCATCACCTACAAGTTCGAACATATCTTTTGGTAGAGCAGTATTGACCAAATAACGAATATCCTCCTTACGTTCTTCGTCATCTATCTCCGCACAATAGTCATAGAAACTGCCATCTCCTTGATGGAGAGTGTCTTCATTCAGATAGTTTTCTTTTTCTATCCACATTTTAGAAATCTGAAAAATTCGGCTGTGCATAATTTTGAAATTTAAATGATTAAACTTTATTCCCTTTACTTGAAGCTCTTCCGGCTTCTTGTCAGGAATGATTTTTATGCGAAATTGACAGCAAGGAAAGGATGGATAAGGCAAGTAAACAGTGAATGGAATGAAGTGGAATACCCAAATCTTCGATATGCGGAAGGCTGCCACAAGTATCCGGGAACTGTTAGCGCAGCGTTACTTGACGACCATTCTAAAGCTGTATCTTTGCATACAAAATCTCTCAGATAAGAACTGCCGATGTGCGATATAAAGAATATCTATAAAAGACTGGAGAAGCACTCTGAGACTGTATAAAAGGACTGAAGGCGACAAAGTCTCCAATCTGCATGAAATCAGAGAAGCTTATCGGATAATGATAGTTCGCTGCACGCTGTCAGCATACCGTCATTTCGTTTTCTGCATCGGATTAGTCTTAGCCTGCGGCATATTCATAGATGTTACAGAAAGAATTGTCGTTTTCATCTTTCCGTTGTTCGGCAATAGCAAGAATTTCTGTTATTGATTCGACAGACTGACCGCTTATCACCTCAAACCACTTGAATACTTCTGTCTGGTTGACAAAATATTCCTTGTACCATTTGTCGTCTGGAGTACATAGGTCTGCAATGTACTTTTCGGGAAAGTATTTACTCTCTTGGTCATTTGTCCAGTACTCCGCCAGACCCGACTCTTCCGATTGATAGAAATAACATAGTGTTGGGAATTTCTCACATACCAGTTCAAGTGTTTCATCACACGGAAACCAAGCCGTTTCCGTTGTGAATTTCAAGAATGTCAGGCCAATAAATGTGTTATACTGTTTAGAAACGGAGTACGACGAGTAAAAAAGGAATAGGACCGGTTGTGGGAGTTCGGTGGAGCATGGCTATAAGAGTAATCGGGCTGAATATACAATACAAGGAAATGCTATCCACCCGCTTTGGCTACAGGTGGATATGTTATTGTCATTCCGCACCTCTCATGATGGTGAGTTGGTCGGGACGGTTAGGAAACCAATAAGAATCACTGTCAATATATACACATCTGCCACTATTACAGAGATTCCCAAAAGCTAAGACCTCACAAGGTCCAAATATCACTCCATAATCGTTTGTAAACGCCACCATATCTCCCACACTCAAGTCGTTTTCCGTATCCATCACCTTGGAAAGGTGGTCGTAAAACTCAATACCTTCAGCTTCACGTTCTGTTTTCCAACGCAAAAAGTCTTCTTTATGACTTCTACCGGTATGTATCGGTGATAATTCAGAAGGAAAAACCTCCGCTTCCGAAGTATCAGATGCAATCAAAATAACGCTATCCTCTTCAATGTTTTCCGGAATAGAAGCCACTTGGTAAACCCCATTAGACAGACCACTATCTGGGTCATGCCAATAAAGAAGATTACCCAACTTGATAAAATCGTATTTTCCCATATTCTTTGATTTATTATTTCCCTTTGCTTGAAGCTCTTTCGGCTTCTTGCCGGGGATTGATTTTTATGCAGGATTAACAGTGGAATAAGGGCGATAAGACAAGTAAACAGTAAATGGAATGGAACGGAATACCCAACCTTCGAATGTAAGAGCAGAAGCAGGCTTGTCCTTTTATACCTTGCAATGAGAAGGGGACTGAAAGTCAATCTTTGATTTGAGGAAGGCTGCCGTAAAATATCCAGGAACCGTTAGCATAGCGGTGCTTGACAATCGTCCGGACACTGTACCTTTGCATATAAAATCTCTTCGGCCAGATTTGCCGATGGTGCGATAAGGGAATACTCAGAATGGAAAAACATAAAAAGGGGTATCATATTATAGGCGAAATATATAACAGAGCTAATATAAGTCCTAAAAAAATATTTTTGCTATCTTTGCCAGCGTATTATATAATATTAAGAACATAACAATGAAAAAAACATTTACACAAATCTGTGAATTGTTCGATCAATTCTCAAAAGATGCCAACCTCCAGATGGAGAAAGGCAACAAAGCTGCCGGAACTCGTGCCCGCAAAGTATCACTTGAACTTGAAAAACTTCTCAAACAGTTCAGAAAAGAGTCACTTGAAGCATCGAAATAATTTTCATTCTGGTTCTGACAGTAGGAAAATGGCGAACTTCACGTGTACCATATCGAAAAAGCCTCTTCGCTTCACAGCGGAGAGGCTTCATTGATTATGACAAAGTTAAACATCAATTATGCGAAATTTCTATTTCGCTTTTGGAAAAAACAACTCCACTTTCGTATGTCTGTTGGCTTCCACGGGCGTATAGTCGGCAATTCCACCTTTGCTAACTCTGATAATCCGCTTGGCTGGTATTCCACGTTGTTCCAGTTCTGCGGTAATAAAACCTGCTCTCGATATACTCAAAGAATCATTGATACTTGATGTTCCTGTAGAACTGTCAGCAGCACCAGTTACCCTCACGGATAAACTGTATTTCTTAGCTACACGAGCCAGTTCGTCAAGATTAAGCCTCTGTGAGGTATCCGTCAGATGTGTCGTATTGAGAGCAAAAAAGAAATAGATGGGTGTACCGATGCACTCTCCATCAGCGTATGAAAGAACCGTGGAATCCATAGCGAGGGTGTCCTGATGGGCGGACTGCACATTTCGGGAAGCCGTGTAATTATATGATGGCTTTCCATTCTCTGTCTGAAGAATAGTCGTGTCAAGAGGTGACGACCCGTCCCAATAGCTATGCTTCAATCTTGCACGAAGCGAGTTCAAACCGCTATAATTATTTATAGGATATCTGCATCCGGTTATATCGTCGTTGTCAAAGATATGGCTATATGTATCGAGTAGTCCTTCGATTTCCAGAATTTTCTTTAATTCCACGAGTGTTCGCTTATCTTGATTGTGACGTCCCACATAACGCCTGTTCTCCTCCGAAAGGAAGTTGCCATAATCGACAAGCAGTTCGTTCCGATGGATGTATGGTGCCGTATCCACCGCGCGCTTCCAGCCGACCTTACCGAGATGAAAGGTGAATCCGGCAGTCAGCGAAAGCATGTGATCGCCCAGACGGTTTGGATAGCCATATCCGTCGAAATCCTGGAATGTAGTTGTGTTAGAGAGTTCCAGCATAGCACTAACCCGTTTGGAAATACGGTATTGTGTTAGTATGCCGTAAGAAAGCGCAAAGGGATTGTTCCCGTTGGTGGCGTTATGTAGCAGACCGACACCCATAAAGGGTGCAAGCCTCCAACGTACCTGTTCCTGTCGGGCATATCTGCGTCCAAGGAGATTCCACAGGAGATCTGCATGGATATAATGGTAGTCCTGCGTAGATAATTGTGCATCCTTAAACTGCAAGCCACTATAATTTACCCTTGCGCCGACCAAAGGAGTAAACCATTTGCCGACGGCGAGGCTGTACGAAGGTTTCACTCGTCCAAAAAGGTCTTCACAACCGAGAGGTGTACCAAGAAAAACTGTCGCACCTCCGGATATGCTAACAAACCAGTTGCCGGTTCGAGATGCCGGAAGTAGCACCCCGTTGAGATAGACGGGCTGCATCGGTTGAAGCAATTCCGCTACTTCATAATGAATAGTGTGTCGTACAGTGTCCTTCTGTACGGGTTGTACACTTGCTTGTGCCTGCAACGTGCAGAGCAAAGCGAAGATGAAAATAATTTGTTTCGTCATATTCCAATGATTTCATTAGTTATACTTTTAATCTGGTGTAAGGCGTATGCCATTTACCGTTTAGATTTCTTGCCGATAGTCGAGCGCATCATGCGGCTCGCCATCCTCATACAGCGAAGTGCCCATGCTCGATTGTCCTCGTCCTCGTCGCGTCCCCATTTGAGGTCACTCCCTCCGCCTCCACCACCATGTGATTCGGCAAATGTAGTGGCATCATCTACCATTCCGAGAAATAGCATTGTCGCACAGTGCATGATTTCCGTACCCCGCTCGGCGATAGACTGTACCAGTGAACCGTCAAAGAGCTGCCGTTCTGAAACATTCATTTGTGCCGATGCGTTACGATACTCGCTGATTACACTCTCCAGTAGGACGTCTTTAAACAAGCTATCCACTTTGGAGTGTACATCACGGGAATATTGATAGGCCTCCTCTTTGAGTTCTTCGGTACGTTCTTCAATGGCTCCCATATCCTTTTTCAGTTCGATGAGTTGCCGGTCAGCCGTCTGCAACTTTTCCTGCTTGTCTGCCAGTTGCCTGATGATTCCTTGCAGCTCTTTTTCCAACATTTGTATTTGGATTGCCAATTCTGCCGCATTGCCTTTGTTTTCTTTTAAATTGTACTCGGCTGCCGATAACAAGGTTTCTTTTTCAGTTTTCTGCTTTTCAAGATTGCTAACCATTGTCGTAAGCCCTTTGACTCTGCGTTCTGCCAACCGGATGTCTGATTGAAGTTCACCCAATACCTGTTGATGGAGTTTGATATTATCCTCGATTGTTGTACACTCTTCAGACAACATTCGGCGGTATTCCTCAGTCGTTCTGTGCCGTGCACCCGTTTCGGATATGCTTGTTCCTCTTGACATTCCCCACTTTGTATTGACTTCTGCGAAAAAGTCCGTATGAAGTTGTTTCATTCTTGCACTATATTCAAACTTATCCTTACCGGCGAAGATTTCCTTGTACGCAAAGCGACTATCCTTGATTGGCAGAAGCGTACAGTGGATATGCGGGTTCAATTCATCCAGATGTACAATGAATGCAGCGATGTTCTGCTCACCATATCTGCCACAAACGAATGAATAAACATCCTTGGCCCAGCGTTCAATGTCACGCTTCCGTTCGATGCGGGTATTGTCCGCACCTTTTTCAAAGTCCACCTGTTGCGTACCGAAAGCAAGTTCCTGCATTCGCTGCCGTGAACCGCCGAAGATGATATTTACCACCGTGCGGTATTTTGGTTCGAGCAGCCCCTCATTAGGATCTTTGATTCCACGGTGACTTAATATGTCCGCCATCCGTTTGGGAATGCTACGGCTTGTGTCGATGGGATGTATTTTACCTCCGGGCGCAATCTCGAAGTTCAGCCGTTTACGCGTAGGATCATAATTTCCCTTACTCATAGCGTACTTCTCTGCCTTTTCACTACGGTCACGCAGATGTTCATTACTTTGGGCGGTGGTAATCCCTTTCGACACCTGCACGTCGAGTACCTGTTTTTGATTTGCCATACGTTTTTCATATTGTTTCGGACAATCTACCGTGTCCCAGCTTGCTGCTTGTTCGGACACCCTTCCCACCAACGTCAGGCAGGTGGGGTATTAGGCTCCCCCTTCCCTTTGTTCGTGGCAGGCGGGCAAGCCCGGATGCCTTCTATAACTGGCAGGGGGGCTTCACTGGATACAAAAGTGGATTGTTGCGGTTATACATTCTGTTTTCAACCTCCAATCTGATACGTTGCCTCCTGTGCCTTTGCCGCAAATGCCAGAAAAGGCTTAAAAAGCGTTTTAAGGAACTCCCTGTCATCTTCATCATAATCGGAATTTTCATCCCTATCTACATCAAGAATAAGCCCGGCAATACCTTTCGAAGTTGCAATAAGTCCTGTCCAGTCCCCATACAATTCCAATCGGAAGTAGTCCATAAACTCTGCACTGTCATCGAATCTCGACTTACGCAGTGCCCGTTGTATAGCGGCAAATGTAATGCACTCCAAAGCTACCATACGAATCTTGACAGCTCGTTCATCATCATCCGCTGCCGGATTGATGCGAGTGATACTGTCCGGAGATGGGCAGCTATCGCATATGCCAGCTTCATCCATTGCCCGACGAACAAGTTGCTCACACTTGATTCCGATCTCGTCAAGGGACACTTTGCCGATTATCCAATCGGACAATGCCTCACGTAGCTGTTCTGCAAGGTTCAACTTCTTCTGTCCATTGCAAGACTCCGTGGATTGGCTGGTTTGCACAGTCATGGTAATGATGACGCTTTTGGAAAGCCGGATGCGATTCAACAAGCCGAACTCTTCCATTACATCCAAAAAAGAACGGACAGTAGCCCTATGCCAATGCCATTCCGATGAAAGGTCAGAAACAGTCACGTGGCACTGGTTGGGTTGAAGTTCGTAGCCTTTGTTCCTTAAAAAAGGGGAAACAAAACCTGCCAAAGATTTATCCAATAAATCACAGAAGGCTTCTGTCTTTGTTTTTCGTTCACCGACTTTCTCCTTGAGGTAGTCAAATACTTCTCTGTCTGCCAATATAGGGACAGCTATTTTCTGCTTGGTTTTCATTTTCATTTCATTTTTTAATTATTACTATTGTGCGGATATATCAGTGTTGCCGCTATCCGCATCTTGCGGCAATATCGCGTGATGATGGTCATAATAACTTTCGGCTAATAGTCTGGGGAATTTCATCCATTCAGAGATTATGCCTATGTCCTGAAATTCGGTCATAACCCGAACAGAGGGATAGAACAGGGCAGCCAAAAGAAGATAGGCGGCAGTTACCGCCGTTGTGTACAAGTGTGGAACAAAACTGATGGCCAAAGCCACCAATGAGAGTATGACAAACATACATGATCGGTCACATAAACCTCTTAACAATCTGTCCGCTCTTCTAAATGAATATATAGTGGCACAGATAGCAGTTGAAAGAAAAACACCGAACTCGCCAACATGTCCGCTGATGTAAACATAGTGGAAGAGCAATAGCAGAATCAATACGACCTGTACATATAGTTTACGAGCCTTTACACTGTGTATCATAGCATCGTAGAACCTTACCATAAAAGAACGGTGGCTTTTGTACAATGCTAATGGCAATACGAAAAGCGTTATACAGAAGATAAGTTGTAGTATATTCCAAATCATAAATAATAGGGTTTCTCGCGTATTTGAATGGGGGATATCATCAACTCTAATTGGACAATATTGTGGGTGGCCAATAGGATGATAACTTCGGCGTCCCTCGGTGAAAGGTATATCGCTGCTTTCTTAATACGTTGCTTGAACGTATGCTCCTGCTTACGGTAGGCTGCCAATGCCTTATCCAGTTTATGTTCCGGAATTGTCCATGTCATGCCTTTGGCGTATGAGCCTTTGTCTTTGTAAGCCCGCAGTACCAACGTGCGGGAAACAATGTAATTGATATATCCGTTTCTTGACAAAGCATACTCCTTATAGAAATTGTCATCAACAACCTCTATCCATGTCCGGTATTCCCTAATCCAATAAACCATTTGTCGGTATAGTGTGTCCCGCATAACATGACCATTAAAGGAAATCCATCAAGAGATCGTCTTTGTTCTTCTTATACTTGAATGTGCCACTTTTGGAATGAAGATCCAAATCAAGGCACAGCTCGCCGTACATCTGCTCAAGAGAATCATAGATGGTGACAAGAATGCTATTTACCTTACCGTCTGCATCTGTCTTGCAATTCATCTTGAACATCTGTCCAAATGCCGGGTTGGAGTATGCACAGGTGCTATGCCCGAATTTGTCAGCGTGCGTGGGGATGTGGTGGTAGAGAGTTATAAGCTCCATATCGTCCTCAAACAGATCCATCACTTCCTCCAAATCGTAAGGGTCGCGTAGCGGGAAGGTCAGTAGGGCGTAGTCACCGTAGAATTGTGCTTCCTCCATTGTCGTCACATCGAGTAGTTGCGGTAGTTGCAGAGGGACAAATGTCATAAAGTCATTGAAAAAATGTCGTAACATATTCATTTTTTATATTGTTAGAGCGTCTGTATGAAAATATCCATAAGCATTCCTGGCAGTTCAGTCAGTTGACCACTTTCCGATTGCAGGATTCGGCTCAAGGTTTTGAACGCCACAGGTGTCTGTGCCGCCATCCTGTCAAGTTGTTTCCGTTCTTTATCGGAAAGCAATGTCATAGAGAATCCGTCCAATGAAGTATAAGGGTGGATAAGCATCCATATATAAGCATGTGCTTGCGAAGAAGTCTTGATTTTTTTGTTCCGAACATCTTCTATACAAATCTGCATATTTTGTATTTGGCGACGATTGGTGCGCATTGTCAAATAAAGCATAGCCTCCCGATAGGTAATCTCCTTTCTCTCAGCGGCAAAGAATATCTGCGAACAACACTGTTCAGTACCACGTGTGATGTCAGCCATACTCTCACCTTCGAAATCGTGCAAGTGAGAGAGGAACGCACGGAATATAGCATCTTCTTTAGTGATATAAGTAATCAGTTCATTGCGGCTATGTATGCCGTTACGGATAGTTCGGGTCAGTAACATACGGTAAGCCGCAAGGATTTCCTCTTTGTTACCCTTATGAAGCGGAAGATTATCCAGTGAGTTGAAAAACGGGCGGATTTCTCCAGCGGCATGATGCAGTTCCTCATCATTGTTATAAGGTGAGAACTCTCCTTTGAGAGCCAAAAGTTCCTGATAAGTACGCGTCTTTGAGAGGGCTAAGCGTGAGAACTCAGTGCGGATAGAATCATGCAGTCTGATACACTCTTCACGCTGATTGGAATGGGGGTGGCTGAGCGTATCATTCCGGAGATACCTAAAAACAGAGTCTTTTACTGTTTGCCATTGTAGGATATGCTTGGTCAATACTTGAAATGAGGAATCTTTCTGACGTCGTATATTGTACAAGTACTCCCTGTATATTCCGGCAGGATCGTTCGTAGCTTCAGACAATGATTTGCCATTTCTATCGCTGCATGATATCAGGCCCAATATGGCCAATGAAACGATACATCTTCCAGTCAAAAATGATGGAGTCTTGTAGTATGATTTTAAAATTTTCATATTTAACAATTCATATTTAACGATGCAAATCTATATATTATTTTTATTGTAAAAGCCCTTTTATATCGCATTTAGTATAATTTTTGGTATCATATTAATAATATGATTATCAATGAAAACAAGTGCAAGAAAAAAAGCTAAAAAAAGGATTTAGCGAGATTTTTGCCACGATATGATTTTAGATTAAAATGAAAGTGCTATATTTGCACTTGTTATCAAAACAGTGTATATTAAAATGGCAAAAGTTGGCTATATATTCAAGGAAAATAATGACAGTTTTGATGCTGAGAGAGAATGGATGCAGCGATATGGTTGTGTACAAATCGTAGAGGAAACAGTTGAACATGAAACATTGAGACCTATGTGGAAACAGCTTATGGCGAATCTTCAAAGGGGCGATGAAATAGTCATATCCAAATTCAGCAATGCTGCACGCGGTTTAAGAGAACTGGCCGCGTTCATCGAACTATGCCGTATCAAAATTGTACGTGTCATATCCATTCATGACAGAGTTGATACTCGCGGTGAATTATTCCCCGGTACGACAGCAGCCGATGTGTTGTGGATAATAGGGGCATTTCCGGAAGAAATTGCCGCACTACGAAAATATTCCGCTCATGTCGAGAAGTTACGCCAGAATATCAAAGCCCCGGCTGTGCCGAAGGTATTACCTAAAGCTGAACGAGATAAGACAATCGTGGATATGTATATCAACGGGCATTCTTTCGATGACATTTGGGCTGCAAGCGGTTTTAGCAGCAAAAGTTCTATTTGGCGCATACTCAATAAATATGGCGTAAAACTTGATCGTGGCCAAACCAGCGGTCCGCGTGTCAAACAGAACCCGAAAGAGGACGGAACAAATGAAGGTAACTCCTGATAGAATTTTCAGATAATCAGGATCGTATATTTGTTTTTCGGTTATTATTTTGTATTTTTATTATTGTTAAAACTATAAAAGTAAGACTTATGGGAGATATTATAATTGTATTGCTGGTATTCTGGGTTGTCGGCAAGCTCTTGAAGGGCGTGTTTGGCGGTTTCAGTAAAAGCAGCTTCAAAGATGATAAGTAGGCCAGCCAAGGGATGGGTAAATACGGTCAAAAAAGACTGGTTCAAGAGGCGTGAAATTGTAAAAAGGAAGTGGAATGGAATAAATATAAACGGAGCTTCCGGCAACAGGAATCCAGGATATATCGGTTGAGATATACCCTGAATACATGTCAGATATTGTCTGTCCGGAGATGTTTAGGCTTTCCACCTATACCCCTCGTCTGTCAGTTCCAAGTATTCCTCTAATCCCGGTTTTACGAAAAAGACAATTTCAAAGGCTTCGTTACTTCCGTTATCGGGGAATGTCATGTCGGTTTCTCCATTTCGGATAGTCCCTTTGCCCACGTTGGAACCAAGGTCTTCATCCGCATAGGCATATTGAAACTCGACGTCCGGAAATATCTCGGAGAGTGTTTGGATAAGCAGAGGCACACCTTCCCAAGCCGTATCAAACCAAAGCACGTTCGGTTCTTCAAAATTCTGATTAAAGGCATTCCATTTTGTACCCCAGTTGGCAATAGACCATTCATACCAAGTAGGATAACCGTATTTTCCCCAGTTTCTCAGATATGTCATTCCAAGTTGTAATGCTTCTTCCCTGACTTTTTCCTCCTGAATTTCCATCCATTGAATGACTTTCAGGTCGTCCTGTGAATTGAACGGTTTACGTTGCTGTGCTATGATATACTGCATACCAAATTCCCCAGAAGTGGACGCTTCTATCAGTAAGTCCTTTGGCATAGGGATAATGTTGTTGAAGTCAATATAGCAAGGCGTACTGTCTTCATCAGTTTTTCCTTTTAAGAAATCCATCACATTTTGTACTGTTTCTCTGTCTGCGTTTATTTCTAAACGGTTTGTTACATAATTAGGCATGATTTTAATGTTTAAAGAATTGGTTAGTATTAACTTTTATTTCCCATATTGTCGGTTCTTTACTGATTGAACCGTTTTGGGATTTATGGATGCGGTAAACGGATGTCGATACAGCTTCATACGGCAACTTTTCTTGCCAAATTACTCTTGCGCAGGAAGGAAGAATTTTGTAAGAAATACACTTCAAGTAGCAGGATCAAGCGCGATAGCCGACCTTTGCATTTGATAAAACCAAACCGGTGATAGGATGAAGAATAGATGGGAGATAAAATGAAAAATAATTAATATAAAAGAAGAATGCTATTCCTTTTGCAGAAATATAAAAAAGGAATAGAATGATATAATTATAAAAGAGGGACTATTATTACCCTCTCAATTATAAGAGGGTATGTTCTCAAACTCCGACCCTTATTTGTAATACTGTAATACCGCAACACCTCCGTTAAAGGTTATTACGGTATTTTTTTTGAATTATTCTTGTGTTACTTCCATAGCATTGCTGTATTCTTTGATTTGCTCCATTGTCAGCCATTCGGGTTTTTCGTTTTCTCGGAAGCTGTCGTGAATTTTCGTCATGTATTCAATTTGTGCCTTTTCAGAACCAGCCCACAAACGACGAGAACTTTTGTTTCCAAAGCCAAGATAATATTCACAGTCGGCTTGCAAACGCCCCAATAACATATACCTGAATTTTAAATCGTGCTGTAATACTTCTTCTATTGTCATACTCGTTTTCGTTTTTAATTAAGTTTTTTATTTTCCCTTTTTTCAAGTCTTTCGACTTTGCCGGAAGGGTTGTTTTTCATGTGCGTCCCAAACGACGAAGCAGGAACGCAGTGCAAGGAATCGGAAATGAAATTTTATGAATACCGAAATCTATGATTTAGGAAGATTACGTCAAATTTCATTTCGGATAGCGTAGCGATACTTGGATAGCGTTCGTTCGCCGTAATTTTGCACACGAAAACAAGACCGGGCGAAAGTCTGGATAACGACAGGAAACATCAACATTCATTACATAAGGGCTGTAAAAGAGAAGCAGGCAGTTACGCTGCTATAAAAGGGAAACAAGGAAATTAAAAAAGTGGGCACGGAGCAATCTGTAAAAAAGGGGGATGCCACCTGTCTTCGGGCAAAAGAAGATACCATACCGATAGGATTTAACCGATACGGTATCTCTTTGGTAGTCATCAGTACCATACTTTCAGAAAACCATTTAAAAACATTCGATATTCGCCTCTTGGAAAATCTGCGGGGCGTGCTGATAAAGCAAAGGAAGATTCAATACCGCCATTGGATATTCCACAAATCCGCTTCTACGCTTGTAACCTGAATAGGTCGCTAAATTATTTGTCTCCAGAAACTCCATTGCATCCGGATAATGATTCACATCAATAAATGTACGGTCTGGCAAATCGAGTGCATCCATGCTCTCCAAATTGACGGATAGCACGATATACTCTGTTTCATCTTCCACACTTTGCAAAGTAAGTGCTAACCAGCCATTGCCATAAAATTGAGGCATGAGATAAAAGCGTTCTCCACGAAACTCGTATTCTTTCCGCGTTAGGGAGCTGTCCGGCTCTACCAAGCGAAAATCATCCTCTCCAGAAACAAATTCTGTTGATGGGTCGCTGACATCCACATACGTTCCATTTACATTGTGACACAAATACTCTGCATTTTCTGAACGAACAATCACAAATTGAATTTCCATACTTTTAAAATTTAGCTATTAAACATCATGTTCTTTTTTTCCCTTTTTTCGGAAGCCTTTAGGCTTCTCCAGTCGGGATTTGATTTTTACGTGCATTCAAGATTGCCTTTAAGGAAAAGCAGGCAAGGAATTTGGACAGAATTTTTACAGTTGCGGTATGGAGCGTATACGACATTTGAGCGATTGAAAATCGGGAAAGCTACTGAAAAATTGTGTTCAAATAGCGTAGCGGTACTTGAATGTTTTTCCGTGGCAATACCTTTGCACAGGAAAAAACAAGTCCTGACTGGTAGCAGCCTGAAACGAAATAATTTCGTTTTATACAAGGGTAAAACGGAGTGATAAAAAAGGGAATGACCACAAAGAGCAGCCGACAAAAGCCGGCTTTCTTTTGTTCCTGTGGGAGGAGCTGGGACATTTAATCCGTTACATCATAATAATAGCTTAGCTCGTCATCTTTCAGATACTCCATTGCATATTGACTGGCTTGTGCCCAAAGGGTATTATACAATGTCGCAATTTCCGGCCTTGTTTCATAATACTGCCATATCTTATGGTTAAGCACTAAAACCAGTTCCGTGAGATACTTGTAGTTCTCTTTCCACTCCTCAAAAGCACGGTTGAAAGTGTCCTGTATCGCCGAAAGACCAAATCGGTCAGCAATGGAAAAATCATTCCAAAAGGTTGTTTGCAATTCATAACCGTTCTCTAACATAAATTCTCTGAATGTCATAATGCCTCAAATTTTAAGATTAATATTTTATTTATTTCCCTTCGATACTTCCTGTACCGAAAGGTTGATTATTTTTCTGCCCACGGGATTGGCGGCCAGAACGGGCAAGGAGGATGCGGAAAATACACTCTTCGATATTTCGGAGAGGAAGATTTTACAGCAGCAAGTGTCAGCGGTCCTTGACAGGACGGACAGCCGGCAATCGAATTTTGCAGGGAAATAACCAGGCTTGCGGGATAGAAATATAGGGGGGTAGCTGGATGGGGCTATAAAGGAGGGCCGGAGTCTAAAAAAGGAAACTGGCACAAGCGGCCACCTACAACAGTTGGGCGGGAACATTCATAAATGTGTAAAAAGGAATAGTTTCCCACCACATTTTATGCAGAATATATACGGCATAAAACACAAGTGCCGTAACAGCCTCTTGAGAAAGCGTTACGGCATTTGTTTAAGTACAGGTTACAGGCTATTTTACCTGAACGAGGTTGTCCTGTAGAGTTTTCCAGCCATACACTGCGGCCACATAGGGGTGGAGGGAACGTGTAACTTGGCGAAAACCATTCTCGTCAATTTCATAGTTGTAGATTTTTGCGGCAATCCGTTCTGCGTCGTCACGATTTTCAGCGACACGGTACAAAACATAATTCGTGCCATCATGGTGCGACATACGGCCTCGTATATCGTAGCCGTCACCGTACCACTCTGCATCATACTGTGTAGATTGTAATATCCCGGCAATGTTGTCACCCAAAATTTGATAGCCTTGTTTGCGTCCGTTCCACAATCCTAAATCTCCAAATGCAATAATGACTCCATTGACATCCTTGTTTAGGTTCTGCCGCTCATCCCCCAATTCATTATACACTTCGTCCGACCACTCTTCATCGCTGACCTTGTAGGCATCATCGTCCAGTTCTTCTCGCTTGAAATTTTGATAATACTCTCTTGCTGTTTCATCCAATAGAGCATCACTTGACCAAATTATTTGTTTCATACATTCTAATTTTTTATTTTCCCTTCCCTTCAGAGGCTTTTACCTCGTCCGGTGGGATTTGATTTTACGTGCAAACCACAAGGCGGAAGAAGGGAACAATGCAAGGAGGAAGCGGAATCCGAAGGATTTCATTTGAACGGCATTGACTGCAAATGAAACGCGCCTTGCAGGTTCACGTCCGACTTAACTTCGCACTGTAAAATTAATGGACGGCGGACGTAACCTCACTTTTGGGAAGAAATATGGTTATAAGAGGGACTGGAAAGCTGCTCAGAGGTATGGAATTGAGAGAGTCTTCTTTTTTCTATTGAAAATCGTAATCTGCCTGTTCATCAAGTGGAGCTAAGTATAACAGTATTACCGGGTGAAGATTTCATTTGGAGCTTGGCATCGCAACAGTCACTTATAAAAGTATGATGCGTATTAATCCGGTCATGAGCAAAACAAAAGCGACCAAAAGATCGCTTTGTTCATGATAAGGCAAGAATTATTTTTTGCCTTTTTTCACGGGCTTTACCGGCTTTTCAGGAACATCCTCCTTTTCGATAGGAGGATAAAACTTGACAGCCACCATAACAACACGATTGTGCTTCACACCGACCTTGTCGGTCCACTCTTCAGGCTTAAAGTAGCCTTCAATGGTGAGCATCGTACCTTTGGTCAGTTGGTCGAATGACCCAGTATTCTCGTTTTTACGCCAAGCCTCAATATTCATAAAGGCTGAAATGCGGTTGGTTTCCTCGGCATTCCTTTCCTGACGGCTTACGGCCAATGGGAAACGTGCGACACTGCTGTTGGTGAACTCTCGGATTTCAGCGTCTTTACCTAAGAATCCGGTTACTGTGAAATTGTTTTCAATCTTTTTCATGTTGAATTGCTTTTAGAAGTTATTAAATCAATTTTTACACTGCCTAAAAAGTAGATGTCGTTTAAGGGATGCACCAAGGATAGCGCGTCAATACGCTTTATTTTTAGCCACAGGTAAAATCGAAGGCTCGATAAAGGAAGATTGAAGCGGCTACGCCATTGGTCAAGACAACCATGTCGTTCCCGTCGGCATACTATCTTTGCAGAGGAAAAATGATGATTGCTTCGATAAAAAGCGATTATGGAAAATGGGAAACAAGTAAACCGGTAATGATAAGGAAAAAGAGCAAATCCAAATGTCGGCACAAAGGCGAGACATCCGTCCGAAAGTCAGTGAAGAATAGCAAAGCCAAAGCGAGACATGCCTGGCTTGAATTGAGACTGTAACAAACAGAATACCATCCAATCAGAAAAAAGGCCACTGCATAAGGAATGTGTCAGCCAAGAGTGGACAGAAGCGTAGGTAGCCCATCCTTGGAGGATAGTGATATCCGCATCGAAAAAAAAATGGAACTGGAAGGAAAAACGGCAGGAAGAACCAGACTTTTCACAAAGTGGTTTCCAATTCGCTTTGTGCGAATGGCTGGTTTCTACAAAAGGGAGTGGCGCAGCCAAAAGAAAAAGTTATAAAAGGAAAATGGAAGTAAGGCTGAAATGGGTGATTCCATTCCAGCCAGTCGATGATATTTGTCCAAGGTGTCATTGAAATTCAACCATCATAATACGATGCTCGAATATTTTGGTTTTGTCGCTGGGACGTCGCTGGCAAACCCAAAGGTGTCGTGCACCGTAACCGTATGTGAAATATTCATCAAGTGGAGTTTTTTTCTCCAACTGTCTCATGCTTTCACGCAATTCCGCCTCATTGCCAGAAAAAAGAATCGTGTTAATGATTCGGAAATAAAGTTCAGTTACCTCGTCACAATAGGGGCAAAAGCTGTGTTCAATTGTTACTTTCATGCTTCTTTTGATTTTTATTGTACTTCGATTATATCTTCAATTCGACCATATAGGACAGAACGTAGTGCGGTTTTGTCAATGGTATAATATTCGGCAATATGTCCGTGTTGTTTCACGAAATACCGTTTGAGAACATCGGAGAAGTCAAAACGGTAGCCCATTAAAGCGATACCTCTTTTGAAATGGCAGCACTCTTTCACATTGCGGGTGAGCCAGTTCTTTTCTTCCCGACTCAACTTGTCGCCATTATCAAGACGTTCCCGTAATTTGTAAACCTTGCTATCTTTCAGTTTTTCCAATTCGGGCACATCCCATTGGACGAATTTCATTGCTATCTGTGTCATGGTTTCTATGTTGTAAAATTGTAAAAATTACTTCATCACAGTATTTAATACTCTCTCTTTGCCACAGATGAAACGAACAGTGATTTTGTTGTCGAAATCACCGACAATCGTTCCATCCGTGTGTCTCTTATAGAATAAGCAAAGTGTAGGATAGACCATAATTTTACTTTATCTTCTTCTACTCATTCAGTTATTAATTTGACCTTCCATTCTCCCTGAGAGAATATTCTAAAGCTCACGTACTCGTCTTCAAATTCATAGGTTAGAATCTTGATATAGACTTTATCTTTGTCCTCCAACGATTCTACCAATTTTTTGATTTCTTCTTCTGGATACACCCAACGAGAGGAAAATTCTGCATCTACACTATCACCATATCGATTGGTAAATTCGCTGAAAGTGTCATCCAAGAAAGCCTCTATTTTGTCGAGGTCTGTTTTATTTTCCGTTCTTGCGTGGAAAATGTTGGTTGCATAATTTGCCATAAATACCAAGTTTTAAGTTTGTTACTTTCCCTCCTGTAGCATTTCACTTACTTTCGGGCTTGATTGAAATTATGTCGCTTCAACAGGTGGCATGGCTATGTATGCAGGGTTTCACTACAAAATACTACCTCTGCGAAGCGGAGCGTGGAGATTTTGTAGTGAACCTTCAGGTTACAACCTTGCATACAATAAAGACATGGCAAATACCTTTGCGACACAATTCCCATCGGGCAGACCGAAAGTTGATATGCGAGCATGTGGGAGTTTGCTCGGTACGGATGTGTGTAAAAGGTGGCTATGAAGTAAAAGAGTATCGCAGCGAAAAGAGAAAAGAGGCAAGAGCTTATCTTCTCTTTTGGCTGTATGGGTAGAATGGGAAAATCACAAAAAGTAACATGAAAATCCAGTTTGGTTTAGTTTGTTAGCCTTATATATGCTAAACTAAATTAAACTAAATATAGGCAGGCATTTTTGGCTGCCTGTACAAAAAAGATTATCTTTGCTACAAGCAATACAACTTCAAGAGATAATAATTTGTATTCTCTTTATGAGCTGCAAATAATTTGTTAGTTAAAGTTAGGAGCAAATTCTTCGAATGATGAGAGCAGATAAAATTGCTCGGAATGCACTCTGAAAGCAAACAAACGAAAAGAAAGAAACAGAGTGCAAATAGAAAAATGAGAAATCACTTTAATTCCTATTTTTGTTCCTTATTTGTTTCTCCATTAAAATTACCTTTCTTATAATATATTGATTATAAAATATTTAAGTGTATATTTTTAAGATGGTTAAGAAATTTGCCAATAACTCATCTTCACTTGTATATAATGGATATTCTGCAATCATTAATATGTCAATATCTTCTGTATATATCATATCCCGGATGATGCTAAAGCAATTTTTATTTTTGTTTATATTCCAAAATAAGAAATTCATTGTATTATTGCATATTACTATTTAAATTGTCTTTAATTCATTCTTTAACATAATAAGTTCGCCTTTTTGTTTTTTATTTTCATCATTTAACATTTGAATTGTTTTTGCCTGTTCATTGATTGTTCCTTGGAGTGTGGCGATAGTATCTACTAATCGAGAAATACGTTCTGTGTTCTCGTCTTTTGATTGATTTGCTGATATTAGCATCTCACCCTTTCCACGAAGTAACCATTCTGCTGATATATCATCATAGTTATCCAATATTGCATTAATCGTTGGTACACTGATTTCACTTACTCCGTTAAGTTGTCTGCTCAAAGTGTTCTGCTTTATGCCACATTTTATGGCAAATGCCCTGTCAGTTAGCTTGTAGTAAGCAATAACTTCTTTAATTCTACTAATCATAACAATCCTTTTAAAGTTAATATATCCAAATATGGATAACTAAATCCGTAAAATGATTGCAAAATATCCATATATGGATTATATTTGCATCATCAATCAATCAATACTCCAAATATAGAGATAAAGATTGATTTTTCAAAGGAATGTTTCACTTAAAATAAACGCTAAAATGAAAAAGTACAATTTATCAGAAATTATGAAAACAGCTCACAATCTTTATAAGACTGGTAAATATACTTGGGCTGAGTCTTTGAAAAAGTCTTGGAAAATGGCAAAGTTTAGAATCTCTACAAGAATAGGAGCTTTGCAAATCAAACAAGAGATGGAAGCCGATAAGGATGCTGAGAGAAAGCGATTGCAAGAGATAAACGCTCAATATAGAGATGCCATTCCTGCAAAGAGAAGTCGCTATGACAGTTTAGACATTCCTGCATCTGCGTATTACAATCCAAACAGTACCGGAAGGTTTGGAGCCCACTACGTAGGTGACTAAATAAGGGTAATTCGCAAGAAGGTATTTCTCTTACCGGGCAAAAGAAGCTGGGGCATTGCATAGAAACGCGTATATGCGAAGCCAACCGTCCGGGCGAATACTCTCCATTTGAAAGTCAAACCAAAAACTATAAAGCCGGGATTTCCTGGCACCCAGTCCGGCCTTTGAGCCTGCCATTGAATGGAGGCTGGGAACTACAAGAGAAGAGTTCTATGACTTATTGGTAAATGGAGGTTGTAAGTTTCCTCTGCTGAAAACCAAATCGAGGTGAATAGGCACAACTTACCAACGACATAATGCTGTGAGGAATGGTCAAACTCATGTCGTTGTAAAAATAATCAGTTAGACAATTTATTGTCGGTAAATCGTGGAATTTACTTTATGTATATAGGTGCCATAGCTCAGTCGGTAGAGCGGAGGATGAAAATCCTTGTGCCCTGGTTCGATTCCAGGTGGCACCACTAATTTTTAATCATAAAAATGATAATTATGTCAAAAGTATTACACCTCTTATTTTTAGGGATACTGCTTGGATTGGTGGTATTGATGTTGGCTTCGGTTGTTTCATCATGTTATTTTTTCATCACAACATTTACATTGGATGATTTTGAAGAAAGAACCACTTCATTTATTCTTGGAATAGTGAATGCATTATTTGCTTGTGGTATATATCATGCTGCTATGCATGGTTTTCAAACTCTTATTGATAAGGTGAATAACCTTAAAAATAAATCTAAAGAAAACAGTGGTGAAGAAAATTAAATGTGGGAAGTACCTTATTTTCATTGCTGAACAATCAGAAATAGATGATTTTGTTTTTTCGCAATCTTCTGTTGATAGGCTCATAGAGTCTTTAGAACAGTCTGCCAATGATTTGTATGAACAGAGTGTCAGGCAGCGAGAGCTTGTTGAACGTAGTTTAACTAATAAGCCTATCATGCGTATTGTGAGAAAGAATTGATGTGAATTTTAAAATTGAAGTTTTATGCACGTTTATAAGGACATTGAAACAAGGGATTTATTGAAATTGATCCCTATTGAAGACGTGATTGAGTATCACGGAATATACAATCTCATTTTTGAGTATGGTATTGATGTAACCCTTGACCGGATAGGTGAGGAAGAGATTCTAAAGTACATCGAGGCAACGGGACTGCTTGCGGAAATAGAAAGGAAATCCTTAAAGAATGGTATGAATGAAAATAAAAATTAGATTACCGGTATTTATGCGCAAATTTTTAATCAAGAGGATTAAAATGCGGGTTTATAATAAAGTACGTTCCTATGGTAATTACCAGGAAGCGGTTTCTTTTGTTGTTAATGCTCCTTTAAATGAGTGGCGCATCAGGTTATGGTGCGTCACTCATTTTAGAGATGATTACGGAACAGGTAATGAACGCGATTGGCAGGAACTTTTAGATTACATCATTCATTGAGTATTTTCAAAAGATAATCCATTGTATATCCTACTTCAATAGACTGGGGAAAATTATTAGCTCCCATTCCATTAAATAGAATTACAACATTTCCTTTTGAATTGGTTACGATTTTTGTGATGTTCAATTTGCTGATGATAGCATCTTTGCCATCTATCAACTGTACTCTGATGAAATTTCCCATTTTACTTAATTTTTATATTGTTCGCTACAAAGTTAAGTAAAACCTCAGGTTCAAAAACATACACTAATATAAATTGAGCCGGAGGTCTATTAATTGCGATTGGTTTACATGAGTAAGAATTTATGTAAGGCGTATATCGTTAATGCACAAATGAATAGAAAGAATGAAATATAAGACCATTTTTCACAAAATAAAAAGAGCTTACCTCTCTCACTACCTTTATGTAATGAGAGAATATCTAAAGACACATCCTCGTGGATATATTGTTCTATTCTATGATAGCAGGTGTGAGCAGTCTTGTCGTTCTCTACTTTATTCTCGTATAGGGAAATACTTGAGAAAAGGATACATAATATATCCAATAAAACAGCAATGGCAAGGAGAATCCTGCTGCAAGTGCTGTCCGTGGAAGAGCTGTTTAAAGATACGATTACCGCGAACATAGCGGATGCTACGGCTAAAAAAGTGCTTTGGACTCTAAAAGTCCATTCGTTTCTTTTTTCAAGAACGCTCTGGTAGTGTTCTACCAAATCTAAATAACCATTCATATAAGCTTAATTTTTTGTTTGACGCTTCAAAATTAAGCAATCCTCCGGTTCAATTTACATTAGCGAATAATCTTGAATCGGAGGTCTTTTTATAATCATATAATAATCAGTTAAATAACCAATATGGAAGAAAATAAGAAAAGTGTAATATGCATCATCCGTGAGATGGAGAAGGATGCAAAAGAGGTTTTTCCTATTTCCAAAAGGGCGTATATCCTTAATCTGATATCCTATCGGCTTAAGGAAAAGGAGCCTGGGAAGAAATGGGAGATAAAATCCGATAATGAGAAGGGTGTTTTTACTGTTACCCGTACCACTTAGAATTATGGACGCGGCGTATGCAAATGGCACTGCTGAGATATTGCTTGATAGTATTCTTGATGTGATGTCTACTGAGGCATTTAGTAAGGATAAAGCTGCGTATATAGTCGGTGGTGAGAAGAAGTTGTTGAGGCTTATAGAAGCCGGGGAAATTGATAGCGATAAGCCGTCTAACAGCCAAAATGGTAAATGGCGATGCAATGCCGCTCAAGTTCTGAGGCATTGCAGGTGTACGAGAAAGAAAAAGTATAAACGAAAACGTAAAAGTCAAAAGAATGAGAAAAATTAGAGTGGTTCAAATTCTTGCTGTAATCTGCGCAATGTGGGCGGCAGTTTGGCTGTCTGATGGCGATGGAGCCAGTGCAAAGGAACGTGCTGCCGGAGCGATTATTATGGCGCTTGTGTTGGTGATGTTGACAATCCAGCATCTAATCGAAGAGCAGTCGAAAAAGAAAGCTGATAAATAATAGGTTCTTCGGTGTAGCTCAGTTGGTAGAGCGTATGATTTTTTGAAGGTTTTATCATAATGTCGGCGGTTCGAGTCCGTCCACCGGAGCAAGTAACTTGTGAAAGCGAATATGTATCATAACAATGGTGCATCATCAATCAATCAAAAGTCCACCGGCTGTGGTCGGTGGCATTACGGACAATTAGCTCAGTTAGGTAGAGCGGTACATGAAATAGTGTTGGTAGTTTGTCATGGTATCTTTTTAATGGTTTCATCATGTACAGGTCGCGGCGTTCAAGTCCCGCATTGTCCACGAGGATAGTCCTCATATTATTAACCAATAATGCCGGTGAAAAGGACACCGTCGGGACAGCCCCGGTATTTATTTGATTTATAATTATTCCTAAAGTAGTTTGTTTACATCCCGGTGTAGCGTGATTGCTTATCCGGGAACAAGTAACCCGCGAGGGGGAATGCATTTAATGAAATTTAGTAGTTTTGTCGTGTTTTATTTTGTGTTAGTATTGGGTGTATCGTCTGTGAAGATAGTACACCTTTTTTATTTCGGAGAAGTGGCGGAATTGGTAGACGCACTCAATACCAGAGCGAGTTCAGTGAAAATCTGTATGCAAGTAATGTTGGACGCATCATGAAAGCAGACATCTCATCCCGGTTCGAGTCCGGGCTTCCCCACAAAAGTGTTGTTCCATAATATCTTTTTAAGTCAGGCAGGGTACGGGTTTGAACTCACTGCTGTGGAAACTGGAAAGAGTTTGGTGTGAATGTGAAATTACGTTATCCGTTGTCTGTGAAGATCGCGGATAAATCGGGCGGTTAGCTCAGTCTGGATAGAGCACCGTGTGTGGTGGAAGGTTGAGAGTTCGATTCTCTCAGGATGATTCTTAGCTTAATGGGAGAGCACCACAAACGGAGGTCAGCGGTTCAAATCCGTTACCGTCCACGAATCGGAGAAATGGCGGAATTGGTAGACGTTAGAAAGCTATGCAGATACTCGTTGCACTTCACACTGTAAGTGGCCAATCGGTTGGAACGCTGCAATCCCGGTTCGAGTCCGGGTTTCTCCACAAGCCTTTAGGATGGAAGAAGCGAAATAGAAGCAAAAAGGCTCATGTAGTTTACGGGCTGCTGGTATAGATTCTGGCTGACACGACGGAAAGACGCCGAAAGACTGCATGGGTGTTTCTATTAGAGCTGAAGTTGTTATCATGTGAATGCCCCGGAGAATACTCTTCGGGGTTTTTAAATGGTGAAAATGGCGTTAAAATGGCGAAGTTTCTGTTTGCTTATCTTGTCAATAAAGGATAACTTTATAGATGTAATAAACTATAAGTCAAACCAATAAATTAAATTATGAACGCGAATACTTATCCAAGTGTTGAAGAACAGGAAATGAATCTCAGTATTTTCAACGGTGTTAAAAGTGTACCAGCAGAAGCTCTTAGAGAAATTCAGGCAGGACGTCTCAGAGGTAAAAGTGACATTAGCCCAATGTGGCGCATCCAGAAGATGACAGAAGTGTTTGGAACTTGTGGCATTGGATGGAAATATGAGATTGTCAAACAATGGCTTGAATCGTTTGAACAACAGATTCGTGCTTTCTGCAACATCAATCTTTATGTGAAGATTGGTAATGAATGGTCTGCCGCTATTCCTGGCACTGGTGGTTCATCTTTTGTAGATCAAGAGAAAAATGGCCCTTACGTTAGTGATGAATGCTATAAGATGGCATTAACTGATGCATTGTCAGTGTCCATGAAAGCGCTTGGAGTTGCTGCTGATGTCTATTTCGGGTATGATGGTAAATCCAACAATACTAAATATAATACAACTCCACCTTTTCAGGATAATCAGGGCGGAATTACACCTGTTCCGGCTGCACAGCCTGCTAATTCTACATTTAAGGTATCTGATTTGGAAAAGGCTCTTAAAGATATGAGAGAGGTTAAAAGTAGGGAAGAGCTTGAAAAGGTCTGGTATGCAAATAAGCCTTTGACGAACAACAAGGAGTTTCTTGATGTGACAAAGCAAATGAGTATTATTTACCCCAAAAAAGAAAGTGTATGATAGATTTGATAAAATCAAATGTGGTCTTCAATGAGGAAGACCACACTTATTTCCTTGGAGACAAGGAACTGTTCGGAATTACCGGTATGATTGGCAGGCAATTGTTTCCAGGAAAATATGGTAAGATTCCTAAATATATTTTAGAAAAAGCGGCGGCCAAAGGACGTTTTATTCATTCGCAATGCCAATTTGTTGATGAAACAGGTTTGTGCACTGACTGCATCGAGGCTTCTAATTATTTGAAAGAACGTACTTCTGCCGGTTATGTTCCTCTAGCCAATGAATATCTGGTATCAGACAATGAGTATTTCGCTACTCAAATTGATAATGTTTGGTTGAAAGTTGATAAGATTGCTCTATGCGATATAAAGACAACTTATTCTCTTGATAAAGAGTATTTGTCATGGCAACTCTCTATTTGCGCCTATCTTTTTGAACTTCAAAATCCTTTGCTTAAAGTAGATCAACTCTTTGGTATCTGGCTCCGTGACGAAAAGTCTGAGGTAGTAGTGATCGAGAGAAAACCAGATTCTGAGGTGATACGACTTCTTGAATGCGAAAAGAGAGGGCAACAGTTTGTAGCTTCTGCTCTTGTCCCTGCAAATGATAATCAAATAATTGCTGCTCAAAATCTTAATTCAATAATCGAAGTAGAAGAAGCTATTGAGGCATTAGAGAAAGTGAGAGATGGGTACAGGGCTGAATTGAAGAAAATAATGAAGGAAAAGGGTATCAAATCCTGTGAAGTTGGGAGGCTAAAAGTAAGTTATACTGTAGCTTCTAAACAAAAGAAATTTGATTCAAAGAAGTTTCAAGCAGATCACCCCGATTTGTACCCCAAATATCTGACAATTATAAACAAGTCTGACAGTATTCAAATAAAATTAAAATCGGATGAATAGAATAACACTTATCGGGAATGTTGGCAAGGAACCCGAGATTAGAACATTGGAGAACGGTGTCAAGGTGGCTGTTTTCACTCTTGCTACGAAAGACAGGGCGTTCACTCTACCTGATGGTACGCAAGTTCCAGAGCGGACCGAATGGCATAACTTAGTGTTACGGAAAGGATATGCTGAGACCGCAGAGAATTATATCCATAAGGGAGATAAACTCTATGTTGAGGGTAAATCGAGAACAAGATCTTATGAGGGAAAGAAAGGTGAGAAGCATTATATAACCGAGGTGCATGTTGAGGGGATAGAAATGCTGACGCCTAAACAACAAACATCTTCCGTTTCCCCGTCTCAGGAACATATTTTGCCTTGGGAACGAGAAGATATAGTATTACCAAATCCGTAAAGTTATGGAAATCCTGCTATTGAATACTCCTGAAGGTCTTAAGCCTTGCTATGATAGAGACTATGACGAAAAAAAGAAATTAGTACTCGGTAAAATGTATAAGGCAAAGATTACAGAGCCTCGTAACGTTGGATTTAATAACAAGTATTTTAAAATGATAGATCTCGCCTGGGAGTATCAGAATGAAAAGGTGTGCGAGCATTTTAAGAATGATGTGAAACGCTTTCGTAAAACTGTTGAGGTTGCTGCTGGCCATTGTGATACAGTCTTTAATCTAAGGACGAAAGAGTGGGTGGATGTTCCCAAATCCATATCTTTTGAAGAAATGGATGAGTTTCAATTTCGGGAGCTTTACGACAAAGTGAAAAATGTACTCTTTACAGTTTTTTTACGTGATATCAAGGTGGAAGAGTTTGAACGCTTTCTGAATTTCTAATGAATATCTCTAGAACTGACATCCGGGCAATAGAGCATTTGCTAAGGCAGTGCTCCATTTTTATTGAACGTACTGCACCAAAGGTTTCGCCTGATCAGGACCTGGTTCGTCGATGTAAACAGATGATTAAGAAGTTGAACAAAAAAAAGGATATATGATGCATACATGGTTTGAATGTAAAATCCGTTACGAGAAAGTGATGGAAAATGGTATGAACAAGAAGGTCACGGAACCTTATCTTGTGGATGCTCTCAGCTTCACAGAAGCCGAAGCGCGTATAATTGAAGAAATGACACCGTTTATTTCAGGCGAATTTACAGTATCAGACATCAAACGTGCCAACTATAGCGAATTATTCCCCAGTGAAGAAGAGGCCGCCGACCGCTGGTTCAAATGCAAACTGGTCTTTATTACTCTGGATGAAAAAAGTTGTGCCGAAAAGAAAACATCCACTCAGGTGTTGGTACAAGCTGCCGACCTGCGTGACGCTGTTAAGAAGCTGGACGAAGGCATGAAAGGTACGATGGCTGATTATATCATTGCATCAGTGTCTGAAACACCTCTTATGGATGTATATCCATATGCAGAACGTCCGGAACATCTTGATAGTATAGCTGAAGCTGCAAATTCTCCTGTTGTAAGCCATTTCATCACCTCTTTGCCTGATAATTGCAGGACTTCAATCACAGTAGCCGGCAAAGCTGTTATCATTGATAAAACCGGGCGTAATACCCGTGTTATTCCTGATAATTCGGAAGAGATTCCCAAAGGAAAGAAAAAGCCGAGTGCTAAAGGTTCAGGTAAGGTTAAAGAGAAATAACCATGACCTATGATGAGTTTTTAGAGCAAGAACGTAACCAGCCCTCTCGTAAGAAGCCAGTTGATCTTGAGCATCAAATTCAATGCGCCTGTATAGACTGGTTTCGTTTGGCCTACCCTAAGCTGCAAAGTCTTCTTTTTGCTGTTCCTAATGGTGGCAGACGTGATAAGGTGACTGGTGGTAAGCTGAAAGCTGAAGGTGCCCTTGCAGGTGTTGCTGATTTGATACTGCTTATTCCCAAGAATGGGTATGCTTCACTTTGTATCGAGATGAAAACACCTAACGGCACCCAGCGTGATTCTCAGAAGCTCTGGCAGAAGGAAGTTGAGGCTGTAGGTAATAAATATGTGTTATGTCGTTCATTGGATGATTTTATCCGTGAAGTAACGAGTTATCTGAAAGAGACTGTAATGTGCTGATGTATGGAACGTAAATCATTTGTGTTTTATAAAGAGTGGAGAGAGGCTATTAAGGATTTGCCGGATGATGTCAGGCTGGAAATTTACGAAAGCATTGTCGAGTATGCTACAACGGGAAATATTCAGGGGTTGAAACCATTGGCAAAGATTGCTTTCAACTTTATAAAACCGACAATTGATAAGGATGCCAAGAAGTATTTAGCTATTACAGAGAGAAATAGGACTAACGGTAATAAGGGTGGAAGACCAAGAAACGAAACTCGTGAAAACCCAAATAACCCAATAAAACCCAGTGGGTTTTCTGGCAACCCAAATAACCTTGATAATGATAATGATTATGATAATGAGGATAATAAATTATCCTCCCCCTTACCCCCATTGGGGAATAGAGGAGGAAATTATCTTTCATCTCCTTTATCTCAAAAAGATGGTAAGCCCCGAAATTTTGAAGGTTTATGTGAAAGTCTTAAACACTTGAATCTTTCTGAAAAAGAACAGAATCAAATCTATGTCCTGTCCAATTACGGTGAGATAGGCAATCCAGTCTGGAAGTATATTCAACAGTGCATTGATAGCATTGGAAAGTCTACCTCTGATAAAACCAGAATTAAAACGCCTGGTAGGTATATAATTTATAAAATGAAAAACGAAGAAAATGCTGGAACCTAAGTATTATATAATCAAGATACAAGACACTTATTTGGCTGAATTATTGTATTGGTGGATACAATTTGATAAACCATGTAAGCTGCTATTTCAAAAGCCTAAGTTTGCGGAGAACGTTAATTTAACTGGTGTTCGGGTTACTGTAACTACGGATGAAGCTGCTGAATTTATTCTCAAAGCGAAATCAGCGACTGGATTTAAACTATTAAGAGAAGATGAAAATCACAATCTATTGGAAAACGAATGAGATTGAGTGCATAAGACTGATTAGAGAATTATGCAATCTTCCTTCTGGCATAACTGTAAATGGTGAAACGACAGCCAATGTATGCGAAAAAGATATTGAGTTACTTCGTAAATACGAGAGGCTAGATTTCATCCAGTTACGTAATAAGCCTTGATGAAAATGGCGCTAAAATGGCGAAGTTTCTGTTTGCATAACTTGTCAATTTACGATAACTTTACTGATGTAAGGAACTAAAAGTCAAACCAATATAAAAAAAAGAATTATGGAAATTCAGAAAATTAAAATCGAGAAAATTAGTGCTTCACCCCTTAATCCGAGAAAGACTTTCGATGAAGTTGCTATTGAAGAACTTGCAGCCAATATTGAGAAACAAGGTCTACTACAGCCTATTACGGTCAGACCTACATCTGAGGCACCATATTTGGATGAAGATACCGGTGAGGTTATTAATGTGAAAGACACTTATGAGATTGTCTGCGGTGAGCGCCGTTTCCGTGCTCTTCAACGGTTGAAAGCAAAGGAAGACGAAGCGAACATTGCCAAAATCAAGGCCCATCGTAAAAAAACAGAGTTGTATCAAACAATCTCCTGCATTGTCAGAGAGATGACAGATGATGAGGCTTTTGATGCAATGATTACCGAGAACCTGCAACGCAAAGACGTTGATCCCATCGAAGAGGCGTTTGCTTTCTCTCAGTTAATGGAGAAGGGACGTACATTGGAAGATATAGCATTGAGGTTTGGAAAATCTACCCGCTTTGTTTTCGATCGTGTAAAATTGAACAGCCTAATACCGGAATTGAAAGCTCGGGTTAGGGATGGGGAAATTCCAATTTCCGGTGCAATGATCCTCTCTAAACTTGATGATACCGAACAGGCAAGGTTTCATAAGGATAATGAAGGACAGTGTAATGTGATCATGATAAGAAGATTTGTGAGCAATTCCTTTATGGAGCTGGATAGGGCTGATTGGATTAAGGATAATGCAGATGTCTGGGATGATAGTACATTCAAATCATGTGCTGAGTGTGAGTTTAGTACAGCAAATCACGGTTGCCTATTCTATGAAATGAATAGCGAAAAAGCTAATTGTACCAATCCTGTATGCTACAAGAAGAAACAACTTGCTTATGTCCTGCGTAGAATACAAGCAGAAAGTGATAGTCTCGTTAAAAATGGTGAGCCTCTGGTATTCGGGAAAACCGTTATTGTTGATGATGGCCCGCAATCATACTGGGGTGAAGAAAAGAGAGCTATACATGATAATACGTTAGAGGCTATTAAGCAGTTAGGGTATTGCATTGTTAATCCGAATGAAACCTTTAGGAGTAAATGTTGGTACGATGAAGAAGATGAACGTCTTCAAAAGATGCTTGATGATTCTGAAATTTACCGCTGTATATCTTGCTTTGACTACTGTGGCCCAGAGTTTAAAGTCCAATACTATTACATTAGAAAAGATGTTGCTTCCACTACATCAGCACTTGCAGATCCTAAAGAAATTGAAAAAGAAAAGGTAAGGGCCCAATTGAAGAGGGCAAAAGAGATCGTAGTGGAAAAGACTGCTGAAACCCTGCGCACCTGGGCACAAGAGAAACCTTACCATGAGCGAAAAGTTGAGTTAACCACCAATGAACAACTTGTATTTGATGTGATGGTTCTCAGTCACTGCAAAAGTTCTTTTCTTAAATCACTCGGTTTGGATAAGTATGATAAAAAGAGTGATTTTGTGAAGTATGTTGAGAATAACCAAGCTGATAGGGCACAGTGGTATCGAGCTTTTATCGCTGAATCTTTGTCAGATAACAATGTGAACTTCTATCCTTATTTGCAGAAATGCCAGAATCTTTTGTTCTCTGAACAGTATCCGAATGAATATCTTGAATTAAACAAAAAACTTGGTGCCTCATTTGAGAAGAAACAAAAGAAGCTCACAGCTCAACTGAAAGCACTTGATAATACTAACACAGAGGAAGCCTAACGGTTTCCTCTTTTTCAAGGTACACCATGAATAAGACTTGGAGTAATGAACAGTTAGCTATTCTTGATAGAGAATATCCAACTGCTGATCTAAAAGAATTAGCCCAGTCTCTGGGTAAGACGAAAAGTGCTGTTAGAGCAAAAGCCAAATGTCGTAGATTGAAGCGCTCATCTGATGTAAAGGTATGGAACCCTAAAAAACAGGAAAAACTGATTGCCTTATATCCGAATCATACTAATCAGGAAATTGCTTCACTCCTTGGCTCAACTGAAAGTGCCGTTGGAGGAAGGGCTTTTAAACTGAAACTTAGGAAGTCACCGGAATTCATGTTAGAACATTCTTCAAAGGGGTTCTTTCAAAAAGGACATCAACCGGCCAACAAAGGATGTAAGCAAACAGAATATATGTCTATTGCTCAGATCGAGAAAACGAAGAAGACGCGTTTTAAAAAGGGGGATATTCCAAAGAATCATAAACCGATTGGGTATGAACGTATTACCAGAGACGGATATATTGAGGTAAAGACTACTGAACCCAATGTGTTTGAATTGAAGCACAGATTAATCTGGACTAAATACAATGGGGCGATTCCCTCTGATTGCGTTATTCGATTTCGGGACGGCAATAAACTGAATGTGGATATATCCAATCTTTATCTTGTGAGTAAGTCTGAGAATATGATATCTAATACGATTCACCGCTACCCACCTGAGCTGAAGAAAGCTATCAGAGCTTATGGAAAACTAAAAAAAACGATTAAAAAGTATGAAGAATAACATTAGTATAGATAGTTTGAATACACACTTGTTTGAAGCTATCGAAATGCTGAAAAACAATAGTGATCCTAATGCATCTGCCAATGAAAAGATAGATGTCAATACCGCAAAAACCATTGCTGATTTGGGAAAGGTAGTCATAGAAGGCTATAAAGTCAAAGCGCAGGTTTTAAACATTATGGCCAAAACTGATAATCCCAATAGTACTAAACAGCTTTTGGGAGGTACTGGAATAATATCACAGGAACTTCAAATTGAACAATAACGAACTAAATAATAATCATTATGGAAATTAATATCAATGAAATCGCATACGTTAAAATCAAAGCGATGGAAGAAAGCGGCGAAATTCGTAAACGTATCGAAGATGGTATAGAAAAAACTATCAACGATGCTATTGATTCAGCCTGTAAAAGCTATAAGTTCAGAAATGGGATATGCGAGAAGATAGAAAAAATATTAGGTGAAGTCGCTTGCGGCGTGAATCTATCTGCTTATGCCAACTTCTTGAAAGATAGGATGAATGAGCAGATTGAAAAATATGTAAAAAGCGACATGATTAATCTCATGCGCGATTCTTTTGAAAAAGTGTACTTTAATATGCCAGAGGATATAAAGCTATCTGATATTCTTAATAAGTACAAAGAGTATTTATGCGACCATTTGGATGCGGACGATATAAGAGAATGGGGTCAAATAGACTTTTCTTTTGAAACGGAATACAATTCTTTCATTAGGATTAAGGCTGGAAATCCTAATAAATCAAACTATGATAGGTACGACAAAGGTATTAATATCAATTTGTATAAACCATCATCAAGAGATGGTAAGGCAGTTATATCATGGATAAGATTTAATGGAAAAGATTTTAAAACTTGCATGGACTTAGGTAGACTCAGCAGCTTTGAGATATTAATGTTTAACCTCATGTTTACCCAAAAAGAGATTGAGGTTGACATTGATGAAGACTTCTGCTTCGATGCTGATTTTGAGGATGAAGGCGAGGATTATTAGTATATTCAATACAAGAAAGATATGAACAAGCTTATTGAAAAATACATAAGTAAGGAAGAACGAAATAAAATGCCTATCAAGCAGATTGAGGTATGCAAAAAGATACATACGACTTATCAAAGTGTAGGTGAAAACGATATTATGTTATCTTCTGCTTTAGGAGTCTATATTCGGCTCTTTCCTATAATTGGCAATTTACCTGAACAACAACAGCTTGATATTGTACACGAGGCTACAATGATAGCTTACGATGCTCGTACAAAGGCATTTGAGCACATGATTAACTATATTCCAAATAACGTATAACTAGAAGAAAGGAATAAAAGATGAAAGCAAAATCAACTTTAGAGAGAATAACGGCAATGGCTGCCGATGACAACAAAGGGCTAATGATGACAAACACCGTCCTTAATGCTTGCACTATTGATGGTGTTAGCAGAGTTACTTTTCAAGTGTCACAGGAGGTTACATCAAGTGCAGGATTTCAATCAGTTGGCCTTGCCGGAGATTATATCTGCGTTGCGTTTTTCATAGATAGAAGAGAATTGGCTAAGTATAAATAATGAAACTAAGAAGAGATGAATGAAATTAAAAAAAGCAGGCTTAATGCCTGCTTATATATAGAGTTTAAGAATATTCAGAAGAGGGGATTCGAACCCCCGGAACCCTTTTACAGGTTCACCTGATTATCAGTCAGGCGCCTTAAGCCTCTCAGCCACCTCTCTGGCAGCAAAGATAATAACGATTTTATTAATAAGAAAATATTATGGCAAAAATTTATGTAGCAAGTAGTTGGAGAAACTCATATCAACAGGACGTTGTATCGTTTCTCAGGAATGAAGGTCACGAAGTGTATGACTTTACGCATCCAAACGGTGACATGAGTTATGGCTTTTCATGGTCAAGTATTGACCCTAATTGGAAAAATTGGAGTACTCGACAATATCGAGAAGCTCTCAACCACCCGATTGCACAGAAAGGTTTTGATTTAGATTTTAACGCAATGAAGTGGGCTGATGTCTGCGTAATGGTTCTTCCTTGTGGTCGGTCGGCTAATACGGAAGCTGGATGGATGAAAGGTGCAGGCAAAAGAGTTATGGTCTATTCCCCGAAGGAACAGGAACCAGAGCTTATGTATAAGATATACGACTTTATTAGTGACAGCATGTTCAGAATCAATGACGAAATAAATAGAGTATAACTAAATAGATATGAACATAAAAGAATTACTAAATAAAGAGCTTTCTTTTGAAGAAATGAATGAACTCTTAAATGAGTTAATGGACTATGGTTGCAATTCTCCGGAAGATTCGAGTAAAGTATTTCGGGTATTTGACGATGAAGGTGATATATGTGATTTCAGAAAGTATATAGGAATGAAAGCACTAAACACACTTTCCGGCATCCTTCTTCTAAAGGAAAAGATAGACGAAGAGCGTGGTGAATGGAGAGGTAGAACCACAGTGCAGCAAAGCATTAAACAAGCATTAGGGATTAACTAATAACAATAAAAATATGAAGATGGATTGGGGAGGGATTAGCTGTGCACTTATCTGTGCAATACCTATTGTGGCCATTATTTGTGATGCAGTAAAGAAAGTGTTTGAGATGAAATATAAAAAAGAAAATGATAATGAATTATGAAATACATTGTGAATCGGGCTGAATTGTTTGACTCTTCTGATAAGAAGACAGTCATAAAGAATATGAATGAGCCGACTAATGACATAGAGGTCTTTAGGGAAGAAATTTGTGAAAAGTATGGTTGTGAGCGTGCATTGTTAATGTACACTCAGGTGAAGTAATATAAAAAGTATAGCTATGATAACCTTAAACAAGCTTGCAGTTAAATGTTTGAGAACTGCGATCAAAAGAGGGAAAATCGGCAAACATAGTTCAGCAAAAGCGATTATTGTCGCTATATCAGCTGAGTGGCGTGAGTTGTGTAATGCCTCTGAGTATCGTAGTATGCATATTCCTAAATACTCAGAACAAGAGGAAGAAGCTGCCGATGTCATAATCGCTTCGTTGACATATCTTCAAAAAATAGGTTGTAAAGACATAGAACAGCTTATAAAGGACAAGATAAATTTTAACGCCAAGCGAGAGGATTAAGGTTGTTATACTGACTATGGTGATGTTGATTTTGTGTTGTTGAAAAAATAGTTAGTTATGACAGAGATTATTTCTATTGCCCTCCTGGACTTTAACAAGGGGCAACTTGCCGGGCTTCCAAAGAACCCGCGGTTTTTCCGGGATTATCGCTATGAAGCGATGAAGAAAAGTATTTCTGATTGTCCGGAAATGCTTGAATTACGTGAGTTGATTGTCTTTCCGTATTCGGATGGGAGGTACATTGTTGTTTGTGGTAATTTACGGCTCCGGGCCTGCAAGGAACTTGGCTATACCGAGCTGCCTTGTAAAGTCTTGGAACCGATTACTCCAGTCAGTAAATTACGCGAATATTCCGCTAAAGACAATATCAATTTCGGTGAGAATGATTTGGATATTCTGCAAAATGAGTGGGACAGGGCAGAGTTGCAGGACTGGGGTATGGAGTTTGCGCCGGAAAAGACTGAGGATGAATTCAAGGAACGCTTTGAAGCCATTACAGATGATACCGCTGTTTATCCTCTTATCCCCAAGTACGATGAAAAACATGAGCTCTTCATTATTATATCAAGTAATGAGGTCGATAGTAATTGGCTGCGTGAAAGGTTGAACATGCAGCGCATGAAATCGTATAAGACCGGGAAAGTGAGTAAAAGTAATGTTATTGATATTAAAGACGTTCGCCATGTCCTGCAAGATAGTAATACCAAGTCATAAGCGCCATGACCGGGTGTTCGCTAAAAAACTGGTGAATGATCCAATAATCTGTGTTGCAGAGAGCCAGGCAGATTTGTACCGGCAGTTTAATCCGGACTGTGAAATAGTAACTCATCCTGATGATGTGGTAGGTCTTATTCCCAAACGTAATTGGATGGCAAAGCATTTCAGAGAGTTATTTATGCTTGATGATGATGTACATGCTTGTAAAGCAATATATGCCGAAAAGGGTGAGCCTTGCCGTGTAAAGGATAGGGACTTAATAACTCATATCATATTGTCTTTACATGATATAGCCAAGCTAATGGATGTGCATCTGTTTGGTTTTACTTCCCGTATATCTCCTGTGATGTATGATGAGACTGGATTCCTTTCTCTCTCAAAAATGATAACCGGTTGTTCCTATGGTGTTATCTACAACAAAAATACATGGTGGAATGAGGAAATAAGGCTTAAGGAAGACTTTTGGATAAGCTGCTATATGAAGTATAAGGAGCGCCGGATATTGACGGACCTGCGCTATAATTTTGAGCAGAAGAACACATTTGTCAATGCCGGTGGTTTGGCTTCCATTCGCAATCAGGAAGAAGAGCGTAGTTCTATCCTTTTCATCAAAAAAAATTTTGGTGATAGTATCTTGTTGAAGAGTGCTACTAATAACGGGAAGGATAAGACAAAGCAGCTTGTAGAGTACAATATTTCCTGCAAATTCAAATTCTAACAGTTTGTAAAAAAGGCGTTTAAATGGCGCTCATTCTGATTGCTATTTCCGTCAATTATGATTAATTTTACTGATGTAATAAACTAAAAGTCAAATAATTAAATTGAAATTATGATTATTAGAACAGTTGGAGGATATGATTTCTATGAGGTGAGTTCTGCCATGCAAAAAGCCATCAGGCGAGCTGATACTGGTGTTGCCGGCTTTTTTGCCTTGGAGCTGTGGGCGAGTGGATATAGGGATTATGTTTGGAAAAGATTATTCACCATCAGTGCTGAGGATTGCTTCGGTATCATAACCAAAGAGATTGAGGCTTTATGGCAAGGGCATGAGCTCGTCAATAAAAAGGCTCCTCAGCCGAAAGGACGCATCTTTGTCAGTAAAGCTGTGATTATCCTCTGTGAGTGTAGGAAGTGCCGGGATGCAGATCATCTGCAAAACTTCATTTACGATAGGAGAGAAGTTGACATTGAAAAGTGGATAGAAGACGTGAGGCGATATCCCATTTCTATTCCTGCCTATACCTATGATGTACATACAAGGGTAGGGAAGAAGCAAGGTCGGACAAAGGCAGAGTTTTTCCAACAGGAATTTAATGCTTTAACTCCCCGGGAGCCTGGATTATTTGATGATTTTCCGTCAAAGAAATAGTTGCGAGCCCACAGTGTAATAGCTGTGGGCTTTTTATATAAGTCAAACCAATAAACCAAAGAATTATGAACAGAAAAGAAAGACAAGAGGCGAGAGCCAACAGGTATAGAGAACTTGCAGAAAAAGCTAACAAACAGTCGAACGAGGCTTCTAAGCTAAGTCACAGCATGGTAGAACACATTCCTTTGGGGCAGCCCATACTTGTAGGGCATCATTCGGAAAGAGCACATCGCAGTTTATTGGATCGCTCCTGGAACACTTTGGGGAAATCAGTTAAACTTAGTGAGAAAGCTGAGTACTTTGAGCAAAAGGCCGCAGCGGCAGAAAATAATGATGCGATTTATCTTGGTGACGATGATGCTGTGGAACGATTGGAGGCAAAATTAGCAAATCTGGAAAAAAAGCAGGAAACGATGAAAGAAACCAATAAGATCATCCGGTCAAAGAAGTTGTCTGAAGTTGAAAAGCATGATAAGCTAATTGAATTGGGATATTCCGAAAATGGTGTTAGGGAAGCCTTTACTCCTAATTACATGGGAAATATTGGCTTTCCAAGCTATTCTATTACCAACAATGGAGCTAATATCCGCAGAGTTAAAGAACAGTTGGAGAAAGCCAAGCGAATGAAAGTTACCGAGGACAAAGAGTATAAGATTGGCGATGTTCGCATTGTTGAAAACTATCAAGAAAATCGACTGCAATTATTCTTTCCTGGAAAGCCTGATGAGGATGTCCGAACTCAACTAAAACACAACGGTTTTCGATGGTCACGCTTTAACGGCTGTTGGCAGTCTTACCTCAAGCGCTGGCAAATAGACCGGGCGAAAGAAATCATAGGAGGTTGATCTATGAATGTTTTTCAGTCTGTACCCCGTAAGGACTGCAAGGTATTTGCGAAATGTGGAGTAGAGTCCCTTTCGCATTGTTGTAGGTATTGTGATGAGGATTCTGATCGCATTGGATGTAATCTTATCCATCGCAAACCAAGAAACTGCCTGAAGGATTTATATGGTTAAGAAATGAAGCTCGGTACTCATTGTGGTACTTACTTAATAGGTTTTATGACAGGACAGTACCTTGTAATGGTAAGATTTATCATTATAAATCCTCTTAGTGTCGGATGTATATGTCTGCTAAAAATGGCAAATGAATAATGAACTCAAAATAGCGTAAGTCAATATTGTGATGTGATAATTGTACGAAAAATGGAATTTGTATTGATTTAATTAAACTGTTTTTTGTGTTAAAATTGCATATAATAGATTAGAGTAGTTTCTTTTTTACTCTTTTTTAAAACTAAAAAAGTTTCAATAGTTGATTTTCTATAAAAAAGTTTATCTTTGATTTCTAAACCAAAAAAAAATAATTATGGGTTCATTGATTGAAATAAAGACTGATGGATTAGCTAAAGTCTGTGATCTATTTTGTAGTGTGACAGGTTTGAAAGCATATGGAATGAAAAAAGAAACAGATGCAAAAATATATGATGCAATAGAGATGGCAAAGGCGGAAGGACGGATTGCTATTATTGAGCAGGGATCAAAAGAAAATCTCGAGCGGTATATTTTGAACAAAGAGCAGAGAAAATTGAGGAATATAAGTGGAGTGACATTGAATGCCGTTCAAGAATTCTCTTCTAATGAAGAAATATCAGACAAAGAAGTTAATTCAGACTGGAGTACACGCTTTTTTAAATTTGCAGAAGACATTTCTGATGAAGATATGCAGAAACTTTGGGGTAAAATTTTGGCTGGTGAAGTTCGAAAACCTGGTTCTTTCTCTCTTCGTACTTTACAAATACTCTATAATTTAACGAAAGAAGAAGCAGATGTTTTCATCAAATTATCGACCATGGCATTGGGGATAGAAAAAGATGTGATTATTACTGAAACAGATGTTATTCCTGATATAAAAGATATTTGGTTAATGGAAGAAGCTGGTCTAATGAATGCTACTGAAGGACAGTTCAACTTACGTCCAGGTCAAATTCCGACTCTATTAGCATTAAGAATAAATCACTTTAGTATTTTTGCTGAATATCCCTCACCAGATTCCTTTTTGAAAACAATGAATATAAAAAGATTATCCGCCAGTGCAATGGAATTGTTGACGTTAATTGAGGATAGGGAAGTTGAAGTTGAATATCTAATAAAATTAGGTCATTTCTTTAAATCTAAAGGTGCCAATAAGTATTACTGTTTAAAAAATATAACTGAAAATACGTTTGAACCGACTCCTGTTTTTGTTATTTAATAAAATGTGCATAGATAGATAAGGTATAGTTTGGATTATGCATTAGAACAAATACAGATAGAATGATCCGCTATATGAGGAATATGACGGTTTAAGAAAATAAATCATGTTTTATAAAAATTATCATCTTTATTCTGGTTCAGGAGATTTCAAAGTTGCAATACATACAAATCAAGGAACAACTATTGCATTAGATGTATTTCCTGAACTATCATTATATTCATCAAATTGCATCATTTATAAAAGACGTAATAAATTTGAAGAGATAATGCAAAATGGAGGTGTTTATATTTATTTGCAAGATATAGAGAATGTTAGTTATATCAGTCAATTTCAAGATTATGCTTCTATATTAGCGGGTGCTTTATTGGCTTGGATTGTTGAGCTTTTAGTTCATATAATATTGGTGTGGGAAAGATTAATACTACCTGATAATTAAAAGTGAACGAGATATTCAGGTTATAATTTTAGTAGTATAGGGAAATTTCAAATGGATTAATTTCGTATCTTTATTTGTAATCCATAAACCCTTCTTTTTAACCAATTTAGATTGAAATGTGAGCGTGTAAGGTTAGTTCTTACACGCTTTTTTTAACCATAATTCGATGAAAATGAAGATGATTGTAACCGGCAGTGCAGGCTTTATAGGCAAAGCGCTCTGCCAAGAATTGAGAAAACGTGCTGTTGAAGTAATCGAGATTGACCGTGTGACCGGGCAAGATGCATCCACCATCAGCGAGTATTTGAAAGATGGAGATGTTGCGTGTGTCTTCCATCTGGCAGCTCAGACCAGTGTATTCAATGATGATTTGGCGCAGATCCGGAAAGATAACATTGATACTTTTATGATAGTCGCTGATGAGTGTGAGCGATATCATGTGAAACTTGTATATGCAAGCTCTTCGACAGCTAATCCGTGTAACACCACTTCGATGTACGGGATAAGCAAGCATTTCGATGAGCAATATGCATCCATCTACTGTAAGAATGCAACAGGTGTTCGGCTTCATAATGTGTATGGTCCGAACCCTCGTAATAGAACTCTTCTCTGGTACCTGTTGAATCGGGATAAAGTGGAGCTGTACAATTACGGTCAGAACATCCGTTGCTTTACTTACATAGATGATGTGATCGAAGGGCTTATCTATGCCGTTGGCTGCAATAAGCCTTTGATTAACGTAGCGAATGTAGAACCGGTTGCGGTACTGCATTTTGCCAATCTTGTAAAATACTACAAAAACATTGATATAGAGCTTGTTGGGGGAAAACGTGAATTTGACAATTTGGAGCAACAGGTGAATCAGGGTATCTATTTAGTACCTTTGTCCTATATGCCAGTTGAGAGAGGCATAGAAAAGGTGTTCGCCAGGCGGAGAAAGGAAGATCCTCAAAAAAATGCGGAGGCGGAGAGATAGAAAAGTTCAGTAAATGAAAAGCCTTTCATAATTATTCCTACAGGTTGAGTAGCTTTGATTAGTTCTCTCTCTGTAGGAATTTATAATATGTGTAGCTATGAGTGAAGAGAAAGCATTAACATTGAAACAAGAGAAGTTCTGTCATTATTACGTTGACACAGACGGCAATGCAAGTGAGGCGTATCGTATGGCTTATGATACTTTGAACATGAAACCTGAAACGATTTGGAGTGCTGCAAGCAGGCTCCTTAAAAATAGCAAGGTTAGTGCAAGGATAAATGAAATAAGGGATAAGAGGGCGAAAGAGTCTGAGGTTGAGCGTAAAACGGTCGAGAAGGTGTTAATGGATATTGTTCTCGCAGACCCTGATGATTTGCATTATATAGACCCGAAGACTGGAAAGGCTAAGCTGAGAAGTCCATCCCAGCTTTCAAAGCGTGCTCGTAATGCATTGAAGAAGATACAGAACAAACGGGGAGAGGTTACTTATGAATATCATGGTAAAACTGAGGCGGCCCGGTTACTTGGTGCCTGGAATGGATGGGACGCACCTACTAAAATAGATCTTACCAATAGTGGAGGAAAATCCGGTGAGCTCCGTATTGGGTTCGATAATGATAGCGTATCAGAATTATAGGACAATAAAATAGGCGATTTAGGGTGTTTTCTCAGCTGTGGAGTCCGACTTATAGAACAATATAGAATGATCGTAAATTATAAAAAACTCAATCCTAACGGCTTTTATCTGTTGAAATACCTGCAAGATATAGCTATTCGTTTCATTATCTTGTATGGTGGCTCTTCATCCGGAAAGTCTTATAGTGTTGCTCAGACAATACTTATACAGACTTTACAGGACGGTGAGAACACTTTAGTCATGCGTAAGGTTGGAGCTTCTATACAGAAAACTATCTATGAGGACTATAAAGTAGCGGCTAAAGGGTTGGGAATAGACCATCTCTTCAAATTCCAGCAGAACACAATTAAGTGTTTGTACAATGGTGCAAAGATTGACTTCTCCGGTCTTGATGATCCAGAGAAGATAAAGGGTATATCCAACTATAAACGTGTACACCTTGAGGAATTATCCGAATTTGATGAACCGGATTTAAAGCAGATACGTAAGCGCCTACGTGGAAAAGTCGGCCAGCAAATTATCTGTACTTTCAACCCTGTTAGTGAAACGTGTTGGATAAAGAAGAAGCTGTTTGACACAGAGAAGTGGCATGATGTCCCTATGACTGTGGAAATTGCCGGGAAAGCATTGCCGGAGGAATTGACAAAAGTAAAATCCATCCGGATGAACTCGACGAAGTCGATTTTGAATCCAAGGACCAGGCAGATAGAAGAACATGCACCGGACATGGTTGTTATCCAATCCACCTACCTGAATAACTTCTGGGTTGTTGGCAGCCCGGACGGAACTTATGGATATTATGACGAACAATGTATTGCCGATTTTGAGAAAGACCGTTTAAATGATCCGGATTATTACAATGTATATGCTCTGGGCGAGTGGGGCGTCATTCGTACCGGTAGCGAGTTCTTTGGTTCATTTCATAGAGGTAGGCATTCCGGCGAGCATCCATATATACCAGACCTCCCCATCCATATATCAGTCGATAATAATGTACTTCCGTACATCAGCGTATCGTATTGGCAGGTGGACCTATCCACTGGCATTAAGATATGGCAGTTCCATGAGACTTGTGCCGAGAGCCCCAACAATACCGTGAAGAAGTCTTCCAAACTTGTAGGCAAGTATTTGAAAGATATTGGTTACTGTGATAAGGTCTACTTGCATGGAGACGCTTCGACGAAAGCGGCCAACAGCATTGATGATGAGAAACGTTCCTGGATGGACTTGTTCATAGACACTTTGCAGAAAGAAGGTTTTGAGATTGAAGATAAGGTAGGTAACAAGAATCCAAGTGTAGCGATGACTGGTGAGTTTATCAATGCTATCTTTGACGAAATAGTGCCGGGCATCGAGATAGGTATTGATGAGAGCTGTACCGTTTCTATTGAAGATTACATGAGCGTGCAGAAAGACGCTAACGGTGCCATCCTCAAAACTAAGGTCAAGAATAAGACTACAATGCAGACATACGAAGAGCACGGGCACCTTTCAGATACGTTTCGTTATGTAGTGACAGACTTATGTCATGAAGACTACATCGCTTTCAGCAACCGGCGAAAGAGAAATCTCTACGACAACAAGGGTGCTTTCTCGTACTTCAACCCAGGCACTGAACATGAATATAGCAATAAGATTGTCTATGTCATGCCGAATGTCAACGGACACTTCTTGCTTATTCAAGCGTTCAAGTGTGGTGAGAAATGGCACTTAGTTGATGTCGTCTATCGGCAGACGTCTTCTATGGATGAAATCAAGTCCTCAATAAAACACCATCAAGCAAACCCTTACATCGTGGAATGCTCAAATGCTTACTTCCCAATGGTCAGAGAACTTCGTGAAACGCTTCCCGACGTGAGGGTTGCTAAAGAATTCCCGGATGTGGATAAGCGTATTGCTGCTACCTCCGATTATATTAGAGAATACTTCCTGCTATCCGAAAGTAAGCTTGAGGAATCTGAAGACTATTGTCGTTTTCTGAATAGCCTGTTAGACTATAATATTGATAGTGAAAACAAAGAAGCAAACATTGCTTTGAGTGGTTTGGCGTACTACATAATAAAATACCTCTCTTAAAATATACCCTATGTAACGAGTTGATAGTTAGCTATATATATGCTATTGTACTCTTAAATGTATGTGTCAAGATGTTTTGATTCAGAAAAGCTGTATACTCTTCTGTCTATATTTGCTTCAAAAGATAATCAGATGAGTTGGAACCTTTTTAAAAAGAAATCAGAGGATGATTTGAAAAATACGGCGGATAAAGAAAAAGAAATTCAGCCACAAGATACAGCAGTTCCTTCTGGCACTGTTGCCGGAGAATTTGTTGCTGAGGAACTTTTTGTTAATCCTTTTGTTTGTAGTCGCAATTTTCTTGAACTGTTCAACACTGTTCCAGAGGTGTTTTTCCCTATTGATTATATAGCTTCCAGGATAGCAGGTGCCAAATTTGTACTTAAGAAAGCCAAAGATGATAGTATTGTTTGGAATAATGAGAAGGTCAATCATATCTTGAATAAGCCTAATTGTTTGTTTAGCTGGAAGGAAACTGTTTACTCTCATCATGTATACAAATTGTGTGTTGGCGATAGCTTTTTCAGAGCGGCTGTTCCGGAATCTTTCTCGAAAATCAAGAACCTATGGCAATGGTGTTCCAATTATTGGGTATTGCCTGCCGATAAAGTCGAGATTGTTCCTGTACGTAATAATATTCCATTGTTTGGTATTGCTGAAATTGAAGAAATAGTAGATTACTATAATTTGAGTTTTGGTTTCAGTGCTGGTATTCATATTCCATCTAAGCAGATATTACATGATCGTGAGGGCATTCCTAATTTATACCCGGGAGTGGGTTTCTTACGTGGAACCAGTAGGCTAAAGTCTCAGCTAAAGCCTATAAGTAACCTTATTGCAGTTTATGATGCCAGAAATGTGATATATGTTAAACGTGGAGGTTTGGGGTGGCTGATTTCTGCCAAAAAGGATGAAACAGGTACAATTGCAATGACTCCTGATGAGAAAAAAGAGATTTTGAAAGAGCATAACAAAACCTATGGAGTGGGAAAGGGGCAGTTTCCTTTGGGCATTTCAAATATCCCTTTGGATTTTCTTCGTACCAATTTGTCTATTCAAGAGTTGCAACCCTTTGAAGAGACATTAGCTGATGCAATTAGTATTGCCGGTGCTTTCGGTGTACCGGCCGAGCTTGTACCTCGTAAAGATCGCTCCACATTTAATAATCAGAAAACAGTTGAGAAGAACGTGTATAGCTCTATAATCATACCTATGTGTAGTCAGTTCTGCAAAGATATCACTGAATTCTTGGGGCTTGAATCCGATGGGCTTTATATCGACTGTGATTTCAGTCATGTCGATTGTCTGCAAGAAGGAAAGAAAGAGGCAGAAACGGTTAACACAAGTATCTCTAAGAGGTGTCGTGAAGAATTCCTTTCCGGTATTATCTGTTTGAATGACTGGAGAGCACAAATAGGAGAAAGTAAGGTTGAAATCCCGCTGTATAGTAAACTCATATACGAGATGTCACCTGACGAAATAGAGAAAGTTAAAACGATGTTGAACTTAACAACAAAAAGTGTAGATGGAGAATTACAAAAACCTTCTGTGCAAAACGAAGGCAAATGATGTTGATGAAAAAGGTGTTGTTACAGTAGCTGTTAATGGCATTGGTGTTAAGGATTCACAGGATGATATTTCAATGCCTGGTTCTTTCAACAAAACGTTGAAAGAGAATTTTAATCGTATGCGTTGGTTCTTAAACCATAGAACTGACCAACTCTTAGGTGTTCCTCTTTCTGGTGAAGAAAAGGAAAATAATCTTGTGATGGTCGGGCAGATTAATCTCAAAAAACAGATGGGGCGCGACACTTTGGAAGATTACAAACTGTATGCTGAGAATGGTAGAACTCTTGAACATTCTATCGGTGTCAAAGCGATAAAGCGTGATGAGGCAGATCGAAGAAAAGTAAAAGAATGGTTCATGGGAGAATATTCGACTTTGACCGCATGGGGGAGTAATCCTCAAACGTTTCTGGTTGATATTAAGTCTGCCACGAATGAGCAGGTAAAAGATGCTATAGAGTTTATCCGGAAGTCCTTCCATTTCAGGTATTCTGACGAACGTTTAAATGCTTATGATATGCAACTGAATTTAATGCTAAAAGCGCTTAGTGGTGCTCCTATAGTAACTTGTCCACATTGTGGCTATGAGTTTAACTATGATGATGTTCCAGAAGTAACTTATTCTCAGCAAGTGTTAGAGCTTGCTGCGCAATATCACCGGTGGATTACAGAGGATATTGTCCGTGAGGAAATGAATAAGCTCACCCCGCAAATCCGGGAACAGGTTATTGCCATTCTTGACACACAGAAAATGCTGGATGTTAAGTCTATGGATAATATTTCGAATTATGTACGTTGCCCTCATTGTTGGGCAAGAGTCTATAAAAGTAATGCAGTTATCAAAGATGAGTCAACAGATACTTCACCTAAAGGTGGCAATGAGCCGTTGAATGACACTCAGACCCCGTCAGCAGGAGCCAATGAAGTAACTGTTGATACAGGGAAAGCCGCTGATACCAGCACTTTCTTCCATACTCTGAATGATTGCTTTGTCGAACTATAAATTGAAAAAAAATTATGTCTTTAAAGAAATTTACTGTATCAGATTTTAATCTGAAAACTGACCATCTGCCGACTGAGCAGAAGTCGTTCATGGAAAACATCGCTGGTATGATGTGTGATGTCATGAACAAATCTCTTGAGGGTATGCTTTCCCCCAGTGAGGTGACTGAAAAGTTCACCGAAGTCAACAATCTGTTGAAAGCTTACGATGGTGAAAAGTTTACCCAACTTATCAAGGACAACGAAATCCTCGTTGAACAGGTCAAGAATTTGGGTGAAAGCATCGAGAAAATGAAACAGAAAGGCTTATCAATGGAGACTATCAACAAATTCGATGAAAAATTGAATGAGATGTTAGACTCTGAAAAATTTGCTGATTTTGTTTCCGGCAAGACGCGCAAATCCGGTTCTTTTGATGGTTTCTCCTTGAAAGATGTTGTGTCTATGACCGACAATTATACCGGTGAATTGTTGATTACCCAACAGCAAAAGCGCGTAGTTAGCCAGGTTTCAAATAAACCGTTGCATATGCGCGACGTGCTTACTACTTTGCAGGGTGATCCGGCATTCCCTCAGTTGGCTTATGCTCAAGTGTATGATTTTGACCGTAACGCCAGGTATGTTACCGAGAATGGTAGATTGCCTGAATCGAGCATTAAGGTTAAGGAGCAACAGACTGGTACAAAACGTTTGGGTACACATATCCGTATTTCCAGACGTATGCTCAAGAGCCGTGTCTATATCCGCTCTTATATCCTGAATATGCTTCCTGAAGCTGTATGGATGGCTGAGGACTGGAACATCCTGTTCGGTGACGGCAATGGTGAAAATCTACTTGGTATTGTTAATCATACAGGAGTTACTTCTGTTGAGGCCATCATCAGTAGTGCGATTGTAACTGGGGGAGCCGGTTCTGTTAAAGCTGTCGCAGGGCAAAATGACAACAAAGACACCATCATCGAGTTTGCCAATCCTCAAGACCTGATTATTGACGGTATGACAATCACGTTTGCCAATGCGGCAGTGAATACCGATCTTAGTACTGCGCACCCTCTCGTAAAGATAAACGACCGTCAAATTCTCATTGAGGGTGTCGCATACAAAGGTGCAGAGACTGCTCTTGCAGAAATGACATTTACCGTTAATAATGCTGCATTCAAAAACATCGAAGAGCCGAACTCTGAGGATGTAGTGAAAACGGCTTTCGCTGTAATGACATACGCACAGTATTATCCGAACGCCATAGTTTTGAATCCGATCACAGTCAATGCTATCGAATCTGAAAAAGACACTACTGGGCGAAACTTGGGTATTGTTTCAATGCGAAACGGTATGAAATACATTGCTGGACGTCCTGTCATTGAGTATCAGGGTATCATGCCTGGAAAATATTTGCTTGGAGACTTTAATCAGGCTTCAAACTTGGTTGATTATTCTTCATTGACTCTTGAATGGGCCGAAGATGTTGACACCAAGTTGTGTAACGAAGTTGTTTTGATTGCGCAAGAAGAAGTAATCTTCCCGGTTTACATGCCTTGGGCTTATGCTTATGGTAATCTTGCCTCTTTGAAAACTGCGATCACTAAAGCAAAAGCGTAAAATATGAAATACATTCTTGATGGAAACGAAAAGGATGTTACCAATGTGATTAAAGAGCAACGCGTTCGCATGGGTAGGGGGGTGATTTCACTCACCCCTATCTCCAAATGTGGGCTCATCACTAAGGAAGACGCCCGTAAAGCGATGGATGAAAAGCTAACTGAACTTACTGCATCTGTCGAAGAGAATGAAAGTCTGAAATCGCAAATATCAGGCTTTGAGCTGAACATGAAAGAGAAGGATGCTCTCATTGCTTCTCTAACTGCTGAACGCGATGGTTTGCAGGCCCGTATTTCGGAACTTGAAGCTGTTGCAGATAAAAAAGAGTTGCCTACAGGTGACTCGAAGGAACTTCCGGCTGAAGACTCTAAGACACTTGAAACGTCTGACGATAAAACGATCAACGTAGAAGAGAAAAAGAGAGGGCGTCCGGCTACTCGTAAAACTGAATAACGATGCTAATTGATGTTTCATATTTCCTTGCCGGGCCGCGACATATTGCTAATGCGACATTGGCAGAACTTCCTTCACAAGATTCTATTGCTGTGAATGATACGATAGTGGCGTATATAAAGGAGTTCCAACCTATTTTCCTGTCAAGCATGTTGGGGAATAAACTCTCCAAAGAGGTTACAGACTATCTTGAACTGCTGGAACAGGAGAATGCCGAAGCCGAGGAAGATAGTGGGGAAGAAACTATTGTCGCAGCGGGTGAGGAAGAATCAAAGTATGAATCATTATGCAAGCTGCTACGCGAACCGTTCGCTAACTATGTGTTCTTCTATATCCTGCGTGATGCAAATTCCCAGGCTACCATCAAGGGACTTGTGTTGCTAAAGTGTGATAACACCTATGTCTCACCGATCCAACGGCAAGTAAGTACCTGGAATGACATGGTAAAGAAGAACCGTGAGTTTGTGAAGTGGGCATCTTCGAAGCAATGTCCTTTCACGGTAAGTATCGACAGCAATTTGTTAACTCCGATCAATACTTTCAACTTATGACAAATACCGATATCATAGACATATTTGCCGATGTGGTAAAGAAAATTCCGGAAGAACTTGAGGTTATCTACACTGATAGTAAAGGTACCCGGAAGGTTATTAAGAACCTGCCAATAAATTTTGTATTCGGAAGCGGTCAGTATGTTAAAGACATGCTGGATACCACCACTAAATCAGATAAGACGTCACCTTCAAAGTTTCCTCTCATAGCGCTGTTCTGCCCGATTACTGAGGAAAGGAACAGCATGGATTACTTTGCAAAGGCAAAGGTGTCGTTGATAATTGCTTGTTCCTCTAACAATGAGTGGAGTAATGAGAAACGTCATGAAACGTCATTCAAGAATATTCTTCGTCCGATATATGACCGGTTTATTGAAGTTCTCAAGGATGATGATAGATTCGATTGGGGGTATGGCAAAGTGAATCATGGTTATTCAGAGAACTATTCATATGGCAGATATGGAGCCTACACCGAGAAGGGTGATGCCCTTAGTGAGACTATAGACGCCATCAATATCAAAAGTATGGAAATTACTATTAACAATCCAAATTGTAGATAAAATGAGAAATATTAGAACTTGTGAGAGCTCGTTGCTTAATACTGGCGGCTCTACGTGTCAGATTGATTGGGGTAGGGTTAAAGGCTGCATCATTGTTGAGAAAGGCCAGAAGCTACCTACTGAACTTACGAAGGAAACACTTGAAGAGTTGTGCCATGCCGACCGGCCGGGTAGGGTATATCCGATTCCTTCCTTTGTCGAATATGCTAAAAACGGCGGTGAACCTCAGGTTAATGCTGTAGGTTATGGCCCAAGTCAGTACAATGGAATGAGCGCAGAAACGGAAACATTCACTTTGCCTAAGTTTGATGAAACGCTTAATGCCAAACTGTTGCAGGCAGCCACCAAGGAATGGGATGTTTATTTCTACGACGATAAATTCTTATATGGCTACAATGATGGCACTGATATACTCGCTGGTATGTCGATGTCAACGATTTATCCTACTGTAACCCCCTTCTCTACAAGTTCCTCAAAATCAACTATGACAGTCAGCTTCTGTCATACGGATATTGAGGATTTGTTGACGCACATTGATTTCGTCAAGCTCCATTTCAATATCAAGAATGGACTCAAAGGCTTGACAGAAGTTTCACTTGTGAGCAAAGAAGCCAACAAGTACAAGTTGATCGAGAAAATCGGCGGGTATGACCTTACTCCTTTGCACGGTGGAGTAATAGCAAAAGCTGCTGCCGAAGTTCTGAATGGTGCTACGTCTGCTACTTATGCAGATGGAATTCTTACGGTAGTGCCTGCTGAGAGCGGAGGCACTGTCTCCCTTAAAGCTCCTTCAGTATTGTATGAGAATGGTATCAAATACATTGAGGGGGTATCTGCATGATTATTGAAGGTGTGACTTTTATTGAGCCGGCAGTAAAGGCTATGAAGAAGTCTGACTTCATTAATAAGCATATGCCGGTAATTTGGCAGGACCGCCCGGAGGATGATCGTAAGAAAATGCTATCTGATGCATACGATCTGATAAAGAAGGGAAAGGTCAAGGAAGAAAATGAGTGATAAACGAGGGGGGTGAGGGATTTTTCGCATCCCCCTTTTCTTTTAAAAGATATGGCCAGTATAGATGAAGTATATGAAGTGATTCATAAGATTGCTACCGGTATCAAACGGGAATGCCTTGCGTGCATGGAGGATAACAGTAATGTTATTGAATCCCTGATACATGAGCAACTTTACAGTGGTATGAACGGTAAAGAACGTTTGCTTCGTCCGGATTATGATAATGACCCGTATTTCAATGAACCGGGTCCCTGGTTCCACCGGGCGAAGAGTTATAAGAAGTGGAAGAATGATATTACTCCACCAATTGAGTCAGAGGTTTTATTCCTACCACCGCGTCCGGTTGAAGTTCCCAACTTGTACATAACTGGTAAGTTCCATGATAGCATACAGGCCCGGTTATCCGGTGAGGTCATGGAAATAAAGACTATTGGTTTCAACGAAGGCCCGGACATTGAGAAGAAGTACGGTAGTGAAATCTTTGAGCTTGGTGATACTGCAAAGAAATACTTCTCTGAGCGTATTCTTCGCCCCTGGCTGGAAAAGTTTATATCAAATAGTGGTTACAGATGAGTTGCAGTTGTGATAACAAGCAGATAATGTGCGAGTATGCTCATGTGAGCGAACTTGCACGAAAAGCTGCCATATTGGAACAGTGCATCTATGTTGTGTATAGAAGACCGGACGGTGCATATGGTTTTGATAAGGCAGGTAGTGAGATAGATGGTGAAATAGTAGAATTTAGACATTATTTGTGATGGGAGAATTTGGAATAAGTGGATTAATTAAAGAGGGTGAACTTGAAAAGCTTGAGCAATGTGATGCCAAGTTGATTAAGATAAAGAATACTTATGTCGATGTGGCAAAAGAACTTGCCAAGGGCATGAAAATGGAAATAGAGACTCCTAAAGAGCTTGATAAGCTGTTTGCATTATATTCTGCTCAGGTTGCGACTGCAGAGAAAACGAACACCGAATTTAATGTGACTCTTGATAAACAAAAGAAGGTGCTTCAGGAGGTTGCAGATAATTTGCAAAAGCAAGCTTCAGCAAGTGATTTATCTGCCAAAGATATGAAGCAACTTGCTGATGTTAATGCAAAGAATGCCGCTGCACTTGAAAAGGTTGCAAAAGCTGAGTTGGCCGCTACAAAGGCGCAGAACTCTGGTAATAGCACAAGAAGAAATGCCAATATAAGTGAGGAGGAAAGGCTTCGTATAATTAAGGATGCCATTACTCTTACTAATCGTGAGGTCCACAGCATTATAGAGGCTGAGACAGCCAATAAACAATTGAGGCAAGCTGTAAAGTTACTTCGTGATACGGATGCTGACTATATTACGATATTGGCACGGCTAAATTCTACGATAGATACCAACTCCAATTATTCCAAGAAGAACTCTGATGCACAAACACGGCAGAAATTGACTGTTGGTGCATATCGTGAGGAGGTGAAACTTGCAATTCTTGAAATCGAAAAAGGAAATAACAGGCTACAGAATTTCGGAACTATTGCAAGTAATGCAGGTAAAGCACTCAGTTCTCAGTTGTCTCCTGGTTTGAATAAGGTGCACGATGGGATGAAAAACATTGTTGCCGGGTATGTTGGCGGACAAGCTGTTATCAATGGTATAGTTGCTTTGTTCACAAAATTACGTGAAGGGGTTGGCAGTATTGTTGAGTTTGAGTTTGCTAATAGCCGCTTAGCAGCGATTTTGGGAACTACCTCTGACAACATCAAGGAATTGACAGCAGATGCAAAACGTCTGGGAGCCATGACAAAGTACACGGCATCTGAGGCAACAGAATTACAAATAGAGTTGGCTAAACTTGGTTTTACCCGAAAGGAAGTTCTACAAGCCACTGAGTCTGTTTTACGTTTTGCCCAAGCAACTGGTGCTGAATTGGGTGAAGCGGCCGCTTTGTCTGGTGCAGCATTGAGAATGTTTGATGCTGATACAAGAGAGACTGAACGGTATGTCTCAGCTATGGCAGTAGCGACTACAAAAAGTGCATTATCATTCAATTATCTTGCTACCGCCTTACCAATTGTAGGACCTGTAGCGAAATCATTTAATTTCACAATAGAAGATACTCTTGCTTTGCTTGGAAAGTTGGCTGATGCTGGTTTTGATGCTTCAATGTCTGCTACTGCAACGAGAAATATTCTATTGAATCTTGCTGACGGTTCTGGAAAACTCGCTTTGGAATTGGGTAAACCTGTGAAGACTTTGCCGGATCTTGTAGATGGATTGAAAACATTGCGTGATAGGGGAGTAGATTTGAATACTACTCTTGAATTGACAGATAAACGTAGTGTTTCAGCTTTTAATGCCTTCCTTACATCGGCAGATAAACTTGTTCCTTTGAGAGAGCAGATAACCGGTGTTGATGAAGAACTTGCGGGTATGGCCCATACTATGGAAGATAATGTCAAGGGTTCAATAGCTTCTCTGTCTTCTGCATGGGAGGCTTTGATGTTGACATTCTCTAATTCCAAAGGAACGATGAAGGGTGTGCTTGACTTCTTAGCGCGTGGAGTTCGTAATATTGCTGATGATTTTAAATCCCTTGAAGATAAAGAGACTGAAGCTATGCAGGAAGCTCTAAGAGGTCAGCGTGAAATAGCTTCTGAATTTAAAATTGAAGAACGTTATATCAATGAAATAAAAGAAGCATGGCAAGGCTATATGGATGGCGGTATGGATTCTCAGGAAGCATTTAAGAAGGCTGTTGAGGAGAAAAAGGAGTATCTTAATTCTGAGATTAAGAAATATTCTGAGGTGGCAGATAAGGCTGAATTTTCTTATCGAAAAGTTACTGAAGCCATGCAAAAGAGTAATATGTTTACTCGTGCTCAATCAGGAACTTCAATGTCGACTTATAATAAGCAACGTAATTTTCAATTTGGACTTTGGACTGAAGCGGAGAAGAATGCAGAAAAATATAGGTATGTCCTTGAAAATGTAGATGCTTATGAAAGCGATTATGTAAAGGAGCATACAGAAAAAGTAGAAACGACCAAAGTCCTGACAGAGAAAGAAAAGCGTGAATTAGAGAAGGCTGCTGCTGAAAAGAGAAAGATCCAAGAGTCTTATCAGGATTCCATACTTGCTTTGATGAATGAGGGCTTGGATAAAGAATTGAAAAAGATTGGTCTTGAGTATTCAAAGAAGATTGCCACAGTCAAAGGTTATAGTAAAGAAGAAATTGCCACTCGGGAGAATCTGGCTAAAGAGATGCAAAATGCTATTCAGCGTTTCTCCATCCAGTATAATGCTAACCGTGAAAAGCAAGACATTGCCAATTCTCTTGAAGTAGTTCAGAAGGGCTCAAGGGAAGAACTTGCATTGAAGCTCCGGCAACTGGATTTACAGCGTGAAGCTGAGATTGATGCGGCAGAAAAGACAAGTGAGGATGTGTTTGCCATCGATCAGAAATATAGCAATAAGAAGCAACTGATACTTGAAGAGAATGCCGCTTATCAGATACAGTTTATTGCAGAGAATGCGGCAGCCGAACAAATCATTCGTGACCAGATCTATCAAGCTGACATGCTCTCTTTGAAAAAACAACTTGCAGAAAAGAAAATTACTCAGAGGGAATATGCCGAGCAGGAATACCAACTTACATTAGATTATGTCCGGAAGTCGAACGAAGCTGCCATTGATGCCCTGGAACTGGAACTTAAAACAGATAACCTTAGTTCTGATGATAGGGCAAAGATTGCTGAAGAGCTCCAAAAGTTGAAAGCTGAGCTTGCTCAGAAAGAGGCTGAGGCTGAGATTGTCGCTATTGAGAAAGTAACTAAGGCTGACGAAAAATCTCATAAAGATAGAATGCGTAGCCTGCAAAATTGGTTGCAGACAGCTCAACAGGCAATAGGAAATATTGGAGAGCTCATTGCAACTGTTTACGATGGCCAGATAACCAAGATTGAAGATGAGCAGGACGCTAACGATGAAGCTTATGATCGTGATATTGAACGTATCGAGAAACAAGTGGAATATGGCGTTCTCTCCGAGGAAGAAGCGGAAATAAGGAAACGTGCTGCAAAGGAAAAGACTGAGGCTAAGAATCGTGAATTGGAGAAGAAAAAACAGGATCTTGCCAGAAAGCAGGCTATTTGGGATAAAGCTACAAGTATTGCACAAGCAGGTATCGCCACAGCGTTAGCGATTACTAAATCGCTACCTAATTTTGTGTTAGCTGCCATTGTCGGAGCAATGGGAGCTATTCAAGTTGCCACTATTGCCGCTACCCCTATACCATCATACGCAGAGGGTACGAAAGACGGTGCTCATCCTGGGGGAAAAGCTCTCGTAGGTGATGCTGGCAAACGTGAAGTTGTAATGTATAAGGGGATGGCATGGATTACTCCTGATACCCCTATGCTTGTAGATCTTCCGAAAGGTGCTCAGGTCTTTCCTGATGTCGATGATTTCGGTTCCCTTGACTGGCAGAATAATAGTTTTGCTCCGATGTTCTCTTTCCTTCGTAACAGTGAAAAGGGTGGGGCTGGCACTACTGTTTATAACGACTATTCCGGTCTTGAACGCCGGATGGATATGACGAACAACCTGTTGGTACAGTCTATCAAACAACGTAGGAGAGAGGCTTATAAAAGAGAATTTGACTTATACATATTGAGAAATTCATGAAAATAAGATTGAATGAAATATCGTTAGCGCAGTTTATAGAACTGCTGTGTGGCAATTACTGTTTGCTATTAGATGATGGTGATCAAGTTAACAAAGAAGAGCTTGAAAGATGCGCTCATTCTCTTATCGCATCATATCGCTTTATTGCCGATAAATCAGGAATGAGAGCTTTTATTGCGAAAAAAGAAGAAGCGATAAAATGTAAAATGAAAGTCTTCTTTCTCCGGATATGTACCACTCTTGTTATGCAACAGGCGTATGAGGATATACGTTCCTTACTTGCCATGATTGATGAGGATGTTTCCGGTGTGAGCGATGACAACCTCAAAGATAGAGTTGCTGATTTGCTGAGATATGCTACCTTTGAACAGCATCGTAATGAGGAAGTAAATGCAGATCCGGAGAAAACTAAAGAGAAGTCTTCGCCAGATGATATACGTTCTTATTATGACTCAGAAATTGCATTTATTATGACATACATCAAAATGCACATTGATATGCATCAGATTAATGCTGCTGTGTATGCCAATATTGTAAACCAGGTGAATGTTGACATAATGAATAAGAGGGGAACATTTAGATAGCATAAATATTTTTTTTAATGCTATCGGACTTTTGATGAACTCATTAGTAATTCTTTTTACGAACTACTAATGAGTTTTCTTATGCAAAAAACAAGCATTAAATGCGGCATTGACCATTTAGGTTATTGCAAGCTGTTACAAAAACTAAACTCTATTGAGAGTAAATGTAATCGGATAATTCTTGATTTGTCCGAAGTAAAGGACCTTGTTTCCTCCAAACCTTCTGTTGATAGACTCATAGAGTCTTTGGAGCAGTCTGCCAATGATTTATACGAGCAGAGTGTCAGACAGCGAGAATTTGTAGAACAAAGCATGGCTGGTGAAGTTACCATGCGCATTGTGAGGAGGAATGAATATGGACTTTGAGAAGGAAATTGCTTTGATCTATCCCTGGATCGTAAAGGTTGCAAGAAAGTATTGTTGGTCTACACAAGATGCCGAGGATCTTGCAAATGATACAGTTTATAAAGTCTTGCTGAACAAAGACAAGTTCGAGAGTGGCAGACCATTGAAACCCTGGTGCGAAGTGATTATGCAAAATACTTATATAACCAGCTATAACCGAAAGTCCATCATTCGCTTTGTTGACTATGATGATGTTTGTCAAGTTGTGTCTCTACGCTTAGCATCAGAAAGGGCTTTATTCCATGAAATCTTATCGGTAATTCGGCAATGTGCGTTTAAATCATGCTGTATAGAGTGTGTCTTATTATATGCTAAGGGTTATTCCTATGATGAGATAAGCCGGTTACTAAATATTCCTGCTACTACAGTACGTAGCCGTATCTCTTTTGGCAGAGAAATATTGAGGCGTGAGCTGGGCTGAGTAAATTCACCCTTTAATTTGTGCCTGTTGTAATGCGCTGATTATAACATGATTGTGTTGTTTTTGCCGCAATTATATAATGTCAAGATAAATGCTAACCTGTTTGCCGGTTAGCATTTTCTATATATTCGCTGCAAAGGAAAATGTATGAATCGGTATGTTCTTATCATAAATGGTACACCTTTCATCCTTAAAGAAGATTGTATCAAAAATTGGGATGAAGTTAGTCTCTCGCTGAAACGGAATGATTTTAGCGGGATAATCCGTTCATTCTCTTCGAAGTTTGAGTTTACGAATAAGGCCTATAACCTTTTACTTAATGAATACCGTACCAATTATTTAAAGGCCAATGCCCAAATAGAGGTTTATACAACAGACAACGAGCGTAATAAACGCTTTGTCTATGGTAGTTATTTGGATTTTGGCTCGTTGGAATATGATGATACCACCGTTTACATCAATGCTATTGATAACAGCCTTGCGGCAAAGATAAAGGCGAAAAAGAGTACTGAATATGAATATCTTGTTGATGAACTGAAAGAAAAGAAGGCGCTCAATTATGACAGGCTATTGATGCAGAACACTTACAATTTCAACATTGATAATGACGAGTATATTTATCCCTCCGGAACTTCGATGTCTAATACGAATATTGATGTCTATTTGGTTGATTCGAATAATGAGGTATACGTAGGTGGTTATATAGAACCTTATCATGAATCAGACGGTGCTTTTCATGGAAATACCAAAGGTGTTTTCATGAAAATTTTCGCTTTGCCACCGCACGGTCTATATATGGACTTGACTTGTGATATCACTATTTCGTCCGGTACCGGGAGATTTGATATTGAAGGGGAAAAGATGGTTGGTGCTGAAACGGTAAATGGTACCGTGTTTCATACAAGTGGGCTCAAGGCTGGTGAGGTGTATCATGTAGAGGAAAAATGCCTTGTCCTTGTTGATCCCCAAAAGAATGAATCCAAAAAGATTGGAATGGTCTATAGGCTTTATGTTAATACGGCTGCCGGAGTTAAGATTAGAATTGAGAATTTTAAAATGGCTGTTTATTACATGGATAAAATGCAGTCTGAACTGATTAATGTTATTAAGCCTGCTATTCTTCTCAATCGTCTATTGAAGAGTATAAACGAAGAGAAAGAGGGCTATATAGGCGAAATTGATTATACCGGAGATACTCGGCTATCTTCTACCATGATAATGGCGGCAGAAAGTGCCAGAGGCTTGGAAAAAGCTAAGATATACACATCATTCAAGAAGTTCTCAGATTGGATGGAATCTGTGTATGGTTACGTTCCCGATATCACTGAAAACAAAGTCGTTTTCAAGAAACGTACCTCCCTTTTTCACTCTGAGGTTCAAAAAAGAATCGGTTATACCGGGGACGAATTCAAGGTGAAAGTGAATTCATCGCTTATTTATGCTTTGTTGAGGGTTGGCTATGATAAGCAGGACTATGATAGCATTAACGGTCGTGATGAATTCCACTTTACCAATGAATATGATACCGGGATAACCATTACGGATAAAGCCCTTGAGCTTATAAGTCCGTTGCGTGCCGATCCATACGGTATTGAGTTCCTGGTTAGCAAGCGGGGAAAAGATACGACCGACAATGAAAGTGATAATGATACATTCTTTGTTGCCGCTTCATCGGATGAGGGCGCTGCTTATTATGAGTTGGTCAGGGAGGGCTATAGTATTACTGGTGTAATCTCTTCGGCTTCCATGTTCAACGCTATGTTTTCGCCCCGTTCGATTATCGAGGCAAACAAAGAGTACATTGCTTCATTTATGCAGTCTCTGAGGTTCGCCTCTTCATCCGGTAATGGTGATGTTGTGATAAACGATATCGCCGAGAATTCTGACATAGAACTTACAGATTCTCTATTTACCGTAGACACATTAACTATTAGTACAGCCGATGGTGAAATACCGTCAGATGTAAATGCTCTTGTTGAGGTTGAAAGGAACAACCTGCTATATACTTGCTTCATAAACGAGCTGAAATATAAGATTAGGCACTATGAAGGGGTTGAATATAATCTGCAAATTAAAAGTATTGGTTAGTTATGATAAAGATATCACCATTTACTCCACTTTTCTTTAGTCCATCCTCTGATAGATTCGGGGCTGAGAGTAGGTACATACAGTTGTTTGCACCTACCGATAACATATTCATAGAGGTTATTACCACTACTGAGTATAAGATGAATGGTTTACTGAAGAATCATGTTGATGGTACCAGCAGGGAAATCGAGTTTCAATCCTTTTCTTTGAAAGATGGTTCTACAGTCTTCCATTCAACGATCACTGGGCTTGCATCTGGTTATTATTCAATTTCTGTAGGCGATCAAGAATGCAATGTCTTCAAAGTGACGGATGATGAGCACGAGCTGGATAAGACTACTCTCATTCGCTACTCTATGCGTAGTAATAAGCAGAGGAATGATTGCATATTCTGGAACGGTGAAGAGCAGTTCTATTTTGAATTCCGTGCACCTGGCGGCTTCAAAGATGATGATTGGACATTTGCCGTCAACAATGAGCAGTTTGAAATTTCTAATGGAAATATCGTTGAACTTTTTGCAGTAGAGAGTACGCAGAAGAAGTTTACTCTTGGTAATGCTGAGGGGTGTCCTGTCTGGTTTGCGGAGCACCTGAACCGGATACTATGTTGCTCTAATGTGTATTTCAATGGCGTGCGATTTGTTCGTAAGGGTAATAGTGTGCCGGAAATGACTAAGGAAATTGTGTCATTGAAGAGCTATATTTTCAAGGTGTCTTTACAGGGTATGGTTGACAATATAGATGTTGATTTCCCTGAAGGTGGTGAAGAAGAAGGTGGTGAAACTGGGGGAGGTGGGGAGGGGTATGTTTATTTGATAAAGCTCAATGACACTGTTGTTCCTACCGATAGGAATACCTTTTCAGCATTGAGAATACTTGCCGAGATTGATAAGGCAATTAAGGCAAATAATGAGGGCTTAGGAGATAAGTTTATCAGCAAAAAGAATGATGATTATGCAGAAGGTATAATCACTTTCTTGAAAGACATCATAGTAAAAGGGCCTATTAAGGCTTTGAGTAAATTAACGGTAGGCGAAAGCATCATTGATTCATTATTAACGGGCAAGGGCATAATTGCTGAAAATGGACGAATACAGGCTGACCGCATGGAGTTGCGGTCATCGCTGACCGTTTTGCGCCTTATCATCAACGAAATTCAGGCTATGTCCGGAGACTTCTCTTTCTCTGATTGTGGTACCATTGAAAAGGTTGAGTTGTTGGACGATGGTACCTACAGGCTTACTATGGAGAAGCGAACAGATACGGATTGGACTACATTAGAGGAAGACGACGTATTATATTCTATCATTAACTCGCTGTTGGTCGGAGGTACAGACTATTATACTTCTTGGTTCAGACCGATATCGAAAAACCGCAATGATAATACTTTGACTGTAGTTCTTTATCCTGATAGCGAAGTACCGGGCGGCAAGAACTACCCACCGGTTGAAGGATATAATGTTACCCGCAGAGGTAATGCGAAAGTCCCGGATGCTGGCGAAGCGGTAAATGAGCGTGCGCAAAGTTGGTTGCTTTCATCCCGTGAAGGCAGGATCATGTTCTTGCAGAATGTTTTCAAACCAATTCTCGAAGACTACAACTATGCGTTAACTCTTGGCCGCTTCCCCAATGTGAAGATGATAGAGAAACTTCCTATCGGTCCTACAGATGTCGGAGTCATGTCGAAGATTGGTGTCTTTGAAAAGATATATGAAGCTGATTGGAACGGCACCATCATACCCAAGAAGGTAGACCGGGGCGAGTGGTCCCTGGCTACAGCACAAGGAGGTGAGCCTTACCGATTTGTCGACTATGAAACCCAGTTGGAGAGTCAGAAGGTGATAACCACGCTGGAACAGCATACAGTCTATCATTATGGTTGTAAGTGGGGCTGCATAGTAGACAAGACTACCGAAGAGCCTCAGTGGAATTCTGCCGGATGGACATTGCTTGAAGGTGACAAGAACTATCATCTTGACTTTACATCTACTACTGGTTGGCAGTTTTTCAAAAATAACGTGAACACCGATATCGCTGCTGTTGTGAGTTATGGCAACCGTGATATCACCAATGTCCTTATGGCTACTACCGGTGTCGAAGTGGAGTGGCTGCGAGATACCGGGAATGTTCCTGCCGATAACAGTTGGTCTCCTGCTTATGTGGACGGACAGAAGCATGTTATCCGGTTGACTTCCGCCGATATGGGGAGCGAATGGGGATTTTCGGTCAGGACAGTGAAATTCATTTGCCGGGTATTCATCCCGGTGGGCGAAGATATGGAGACAGTTGAAAATTATGTTGGATTTAGAATTTGAAGAATATGAAAAAGAAAAGATTACAAAAGGAAAAGACTTCACACAGGTTTGTGAGGTGTGTAGTCTTTGACAGGATGTTTACTTCGTCATTTTTTAATATGTCGGACAATAAAAATAAAGGTTATGAAAAATAGTATAGGTTTTATCGCATATCCTAAAGTCGTAGAGTATAGATACAAACTATTTGGATTTATCCCTTGTCGCAGAATGACAATTGTTAATGAAACACTTGGCGGTAAGAGTCTTGAGGAGTTGGTAACGGAGAAAACAGGGCGTAAAAAAATAACAATCATAGAACATACATAGAATGGCTATACAAACCCAACCCAAAGACGTACAGGTACACATTGATCCGTACTCTTTCCTGGCAGAGATACAGGTTCTATCTGGTAATCCTGTACAGAACTATAATAAGGACACGAACGATTATGAACCTGACCGTTCGCTCATTCCTTGCGTGCTTATGCCCTACATTTCTGTTCAGGACCCGGAGGGTTTAATGAATGGAAGCCAGACTATCACCGGTGCCGAGTGGTACGAAGGTGCACCGAAGCCGGATGGCAGTAATCGCATCGTTAACAATGATGACTATGCTATATCAGCCACAGGTAAACCCACCTATTCTTTGACGGTAAAGAAGAATGTGGATTACAACAGCCCGATAGAGTTGCATTGTATCTTTTCTATCACGGATAAGCGAAAGAATACACAGGAGAAATTCGAGCGTAGTATTGTACTTCGAACGAGTATTTTTGATTCAAACAACTATTCCCTGAAGATCAACCGTCCCAAAGGCTGGACTATCAATCCGCTCGAAGTGGTGCCCAATAGTAAAGGAGAATGGTTATACTCAATCACCGCTCAAGTGTACTCAGGCGAAGATACGGTTGCAGATTCCAATGCCGCTTATTGGTGGCAGATGCTTGACGGTACAACATGGCGTGACTTTACGGCTGATGAGCTTGAGGTGTTTGTCTCCGGCAAGAACGCGGATGGTACCTGGGGGAAAACCCTTACACTCGACGCCCGGTTCTTCCGGAACATTTCTGTCCGTGTCCGTGGTGCGTATTATAACGGTACCCGCCCGTCTTCTCCGACTTCGGATGAGATGCAGGCTACGACTTCCATCAAAGTGGAGATGCCCGGTACATTACGCGCCGACATCCGGCAGACGAAAGGTATCAAGCTTAATTCCCGTATGAACACTACGGTTGGCTACGAGTGTATATTGTCGTACAACAAGCAATTGATTGGCAATGGCAAGGATAACCTGTTTGTGATTGACTGGTACGCGAAATCCGCCAAGGCTGGCAGTACGGCAAAAAATGTGGGCCGTGGAAGAAGTGTTGAGTTTATCCCTTCGACTTATTCATTCGATCCTTTGTATCCTATATCGGTATATGCTTCAGTGAAGATGTATGCAGTAACGGCATTAGTGACTACAAGCGATAATAAGGTCTTAACAACGAGTGACGGAAAATTGATTATAACATCTAAATATGAATAGCTTATGAATTATCTGTTAGTAAAACCGGAAGAACTGGATGAGCAGGGTTACGATTACAAGTATGTTGAACGTATTCCGGACGGTCGTGTAATCCTGCCGCTCAGTGCTTTGAAGGTGCTTTCTAATTTCAGTCCTGAAGTACTTTCGAAGGATAAGTTGAAAGCTCTGATAAAGGAGCAAAAGGAAAGCGGCCTGTATGAACCTTCAGAAGAGAAGAATGCGGGCAATAGTGAAGAGTCGGGAGACGGTGAGAATGTTAATGGGAGTGAACCTTCAGGAGAGGATACCACTACTGAAGAACCGACCCCGACCGAAGATCCTGTTGAACAGGAAGGGGGTGACGTATGAATCTTGAAGGAAGTTTTACCCTCATTGCCTTAATGGATGGTACTACCATCAATGGTACACTCCGGGTAGAAGGTACTCCGCTTGTGCAAAGGTATAACAAGGGTACAGCCGTTTTTATTCCTAACTTTGAAACGTTGGCCGAGAATAATCGTCCGACCGTTGTTGTTATCCTGCGTGATATCTCTGATGGCAGCGTTCTTGTGCCCAACACGATTGAGTTTCGATATAATGACTTACTGTTGACATTCGGCAGTGACGGTTTGTCTACGAATTCCGGTATGGTGGGGTATTTCAAGAAGATAGATGCTTGCAGTACTACCATTGGCGGAGCTACTTATAAGGTACCGGCCCTGCGTGTAATGAAGAATCTTGTACCCATCTCCGGGTACGACAATGACCGGATCACCGTTTCAGGTACCGTTGAGATTGGCGGCTCTTCGATTGCCTTCAATGCGCTGTCAAAGGAAGTTGTTATTCAGGAGTCTACCGGTAACCAGTATGATGTGTTGATATCTAATAATAAGGGTTCACAGCTTCTTCTGGACGGAGAGTCTTTGACTGAGACAGCCCGTATTTTCAAAGATGGGGTTGAAATTACCGATTACACCGGCTTTACTTTCCAGTGGGTGAAAATGCTTGGGGCCGGTGACACGAATTGGGGTACATCACGTACTCAGGTGGTTTCTACCAATGATGTGGATAACGTACTTAAATTGCGCTGTGATGTCAAGAAAGACGGTTCATTGGTTGCCTCCGGCTATGATGAGATTACTGACTTTTCTGACCCCTATTACGCACTACTCAAGATTACAGGTATCAGTGGAAATGTGGTTAAAAAAGGCGAGACTGCAACAGTCACACCGGTGGCGGTAAAACGTAGCACGGGTGAGGAAGTTCCTTCGCTCATTACAACCTGGACATTCTCTCTGAAAGATAACGCCGGCGCCGCATTCATCCTTACCGGTAAGAGTGCCGCCACATTTACGGGAGCCAATGCGAAAATTACTTTTGAAGACATGGTGCGTGCTAAAATGGGCTTGTCAGGCTCTATTAGCGGGACTGCATAGATTGTATGATATGATACTGACAGGAACATTCTATTTGGTTGCTGAATCTGAACGCCTTTGGATTGGTGTCAATCCGGAGACGGTATCTTTGGATGCTAATAACGTACAGGCTTCACCGTTACAGGTCCGGTTCTGGGCTGGTGAAGGGAGCGATAAGGTGGCCATGTCTGCCTATCTCACGTTTCGGGTTGAAAGCGTTGTAGGGAGCAGTGTAACGAAGTTGTTTGAGGACAAAACTGCTTCAAAGGTTAGTTCATACGACTACACTATTCCTTCAGATAAGTATGCTACTGCTAACCGTATCAGTATCTATGCTTATGAGGATGCCGCCCGGACAAAAGAAATTGATAGCAGGCAGGTGAACATTATTGCCGCCAATCCTACGCCATTTCCACGCTCGGAAGATTGGAATGTGGACAATGTGTATAAGAACGGGGAGTATCTGAAGCAAGAAAATGTGCTGTACATGTGGACCAGCCGCGTTTCTGGAAATACGGAGATTAGCCCAAAGGAATGGATTGAAGCTCATCAAGAGAGTGGACTGTGGACGCCTTATCCTTACGACAAGTTAATTGCAGCCGAGATCGCTCTCCTTAATTTCGCTTTGATAGGCTCGGCTGTATTCCAGGATGAATATATGATATCGCAGCAGGGTGTTGATGCATCGGGCAATCCTACTGAGGATTATCGGAAGTTTGGTACAAACGCGTTTACTCCTAATCTTAAGCTCAATTTTAAAACCGGAGATTGCGAATTATCCGGCAGTATAAGGAGAGGAATGGTTGTCTTTGACTCGGAGGCCCCTCATCAAGGGATTACTAAAAACAATATTTATGTTTGTAAAAGTGACAGTAATACTTTGATTACTCTCTTTTTCAGTTCAGGCTCAAGGTCATTCGGGACAGAATTTAGTATAATTAATGGTGGTAGTGGTGTTGTTTCTATCGGTTATATAATTAATAATATTTTCTTGTTCAAAGGAAAACAGTATAGCATTGTCAAATTGAACAATCCTGGAGATATCGTAGAATTTATATACTCACCGATGACGGCTAGCGTGACTTCTGGTATGGGTGTCACTCTTATCATTAAAAACAAATCTGACTTTAAAGCGTCTTCCGATGGAATAACATTGGAGAGTATTTAGTACATACGGCGAAGGTCGTCTTTTTCAGCGTCTCCCAATGCTGTAATTTTGGGGAAACAAATTAAACAAAAAGAGATTAAAAATAAAATGTTAAATTGGGCTGATTTTCGTAGTAGAAAAAACGCCCGTTAAAAATACAAGGGTATGGAGAAGATACAAGTAACGGATACAAGTGTAA